ATCTCCCGGAAACCGGCAGCCGTTACGCCCCGCCTAGGAGCGAAGCGGAGCGCGCACGCGGCGACCGCTACCGGCTGCCGGCCCTTCCGGCTACTTGGACGCGGGCGGCGCGTCCATGCCGAAAATCAGGCCGAGGCCGGTTATGATAAACGGAACGTCGGTCGGGATGCTTGACGTGTCGCCCGCCGCCAGACGCGTCAACAAATGACCGGCTGCGGTGCAGAGTGTTCCGACGCCCGCGAGCGTGGTTTTCCAACCTCCGAGGGACTTCAACATTGACTTGCTCCTGTTAGGTGTATACAATAAGCATGATACCACGCGAGGGGAGCGCACTACAATGGATTGGGATGAAATTGGACAGGGACAGCCGGGGCAGATATTGGTGCTGGACCACTTCACCGGGCGCTGGGAATGGATAGACCCGAAACCAAAGTACGATTGGACCGTGGCGGCAATTTACGGTGTGGCCGTCTTGATGCCGCTTGCCGTGGTCGCTTTGGGCTTGTGGATGCGTTTTGCGCGATAACGTTTCTGTTCGCCGTAGGACTGATAATCGGCGGAACGATAGCGCTATTTCTGTAACCGTTCGGCCACCACGGCGCGGACCTTACAAGATCACACTTGAACGCTTGACCTACTTGGTTCGGGCAGCAACGGAGCTAAAGCGGATGGACAAGACGAAGCTAGCTAAGGCGCGTGGCGTGGTGGCAACCCAAGATGCTGCTAACAATGCCATGCTAGACCGCGTTATCGCGATGGGCGATAAAGTGGCTGCGGTGCGCCAGCAAGTCGAAAAAGCCCAAACGCAGCATATGCAGGGTCAAATCGGCGACCTGCAGGACATGTTGCACGACTTGGCAAGCTTCACCAACGGCGACGGCGGGGAAGTCCAAGCGCCCCCTTTGCCCGTTGGCGCCAAGCCCGCCAGCGATGGCAACGCGGCGGCCCAACCTGCTTTGAAAGCGCTTGAAACGGCGCAGCCAGCGAAGCTGGCCCCGAACGCGTGGACACCGCCAAAAGAAGCTATTTGACGCCGGCCGCGTGCATATCCGCGTAAGGGTCGTACTCCTGCGGCGGGTACCATGCGTCAGAAAATAGCGCGTGCTGGCGAAAAATCGGGACACGCTGCACATGACCGCTATCAACGAAGCCGTGGTTCGGATAGTCGTGGCCCCAATCGATACCGGAAATGAGCCCATGCTTTCGCGCGAGCGCGGCGAGGAACTGGTAGGGCTTGTCATCTTCGGCATATTTGCCATCGATGAACACGCCGAAGTCGGCCGCGACACCGTAGCCGTGACAACCGACGATGCGCAGTTCAGTCAAGCGCCGCATGAAAAGATAGCTCTGCCGCGTTTGGGAGCGGTAGGTTTCCAAGATGCGAAGATCGTGGCCTAGCTCGTGCGCCTCCGCGACCAACGCCAGCACGGCGGCGCGCGTGCCCGGTTCAAGCAATTCGATGCTGGAACAGCGGTCGTCAGAGCGAAATTCTTTCGAGTTGCGGATAACCGCGCTGTAAAAGTTTGTCATGAGAGCGCCCATGTTCCCTCTGCGCCAATAACGAACCACTGGCCGTTGATTGAACGCACCTTCAAATAAGAGCCGATATCGCTAGCGTCCGCGCCGATTGTTGTTGAATTGAGCCCCCATTGCAGCGCGTCGCCACTCTGCAGCAGCACATTCAAGGCGCCGGCCTGCCCCATGATAAACTCGAATACCGCACCGGGCGACAGCGACGCCACGGGCAACGTGTAGACAATTTCCGGCGCACCTGTGTTGGTGAACAACTGCCCTGACTGCGAAATTGATAACGTTTCGCTTGCGGTCGCGTCCACTTCGGCAGCCGAAGTCATTAGCGACTGAAACAGCGCAGCCCATAGCAAAGGCGTCGCGGGCTCATAGGACTGCGTTAGCGCATTCCATAGATAAACGCCGCCCTCCGTTGCCCATGAGCTAGCCGAAGTCCGAAGCCATACCGTCGTTGGCTGCCCGACCGGCGCGCTTGACGCGCTTGTCCATAAGGTAATAAATCCGGCCCGCGCCAGCGCGGCAAGCAACCAATCGAGCCCGGGCATCTCCGCCAGCCGCGCGCCGCCGGCCGTCTGCCGGATAAGCGCAAGAAAGTCGGTGGCCGGCGCGTAGCTCATTCAGGACACGCGAAGCACGTTCACGAGCCCAAGCGTCCCGGCCTGCCCGACCACGCCGGGAATGTAACCGAGAACACGCCACGTTCCCGGTACGCTCAAATTGACGCCAACCGGAGGCCCTTGCACGCCATCATTAGGCGATAGGACTAAAAAGCCTTGGGCGCTGGTCGAATTTGAAGTGGAAAATGTGCTGGTGTTGCCAACGCCGATGGCGCCCGTATAGCCATACAGCGCCGAATAGTCCGCGGCCACCATGGTTGAGCCGATGGCGTAGGAACTCGTGCTGCCGGTCGTTGGAGCCGCCCATGACGGATTGCTACCGGCGCCGTTGGTTTGCAGGACATAGCCGGCGGTTCCCGGAATGAGGTTGGTCCATCCGCTCGTACCGCGCACAAGGACGCCGCCCACGGTCGCGCCAAAAGCGCTATCAAGCGCCGAACTGTTGACCGTCGCAGCGGCCGGCGACGTCCAAGACGGATTGGCAGCCGCGCCGCCGGAAGTCAGCACGTAGCCCGACGTTCCCGGCGCAAGCGCGGTCCATGACGCGGAGCCGCGATAAAGAATGGCGCCCTGCGACGTAGGGTTGCCGAGAACGCCGCTGTCAATAGCGCCGCTCAATGACGACCAAGCCGGCGCAGTTCCCGTTGAAGTCAGAATGTTATTTGTGGCGCCGATGGCGAGCGACTGCCAACCGCCGCCCGCACGGTAAACTATATTACCAACGGTGTTGCCGAACGAGCTATCGAACGCGGCGCTGTTGACCGTGTTCGACAGCGAAGTCCACGACGGGTTGGCTCCGGAACCGCCCGACGTAAGCGTGTAGCCGTTGGTGCCGGGCGCCAGAACTTGCCAGCCGGCGGCACCACGAAACAGCACAGAGCCCTGCGCTGGGTTGCCGAAAGCGTAGTCCAGTGCTGCGCTGATTTCTGAGTAGCTCGTGCCGGGCAGCGGCGTGGACGGCCACGCGCCGTTGGCCTTCGGACCGTAGATGCCGCCGGGGCTGTCGGTGCGAATGGCAAAGTCGCCATTGTTGCCGACCGTATTAAGCGGAGCGCCGCCCGTGGTGGCAAACCACGACACGGCGGACGAACCGTAGGACGCGGCGAGAAACTGATAAAACAGCGAAGGCGTCGCGGCCAAATACGCGCTCGCCGTAGCGCTCCACAAATAAAGACCGCCTTCGGCCGAATAGCTTGGATTGGCGGGAACAAACCATGCCGTTGTGGCTTGGTTCGCCGTTGGCGCGGTACCGGACACGCTGACATTGACCAAGCCGGCGCGACCGAGCGCGGCAACCAACCAATCAAGGCCGGGCATTTCGCCTTTTTCCACGCCGCCCGTGATCGTGCGCCAAAGCCCGATAAAATCGGTTGAAGGATTATAGGTCATGTTCGTCCTGCGCGGTGTAGAGGCTATTTAGCCCGACCGTTACAAGCTGGCCGTTGGACTGCAAGCCGAGTTGCAAAACTTCGTCTTTGTCTTGTGCGGTCACGGGCACCGGAATGACGTACTCAGCCGTTAGCCCGATAGCGATAAGCTGCGACGACGCGCTATCGTCAACTGTCGCGCCTTCGTCCTGCAGCCCGACCGGCAGAACGAAACCACCATAACCGCTAGCGATATCGGTTCCGGGTCCATCGCCGTTTTCCGGCCATCCGGTCCATTGCTTCGGCCCCCAAATCAGCGGTTGCATGCCGTAGTTAGGAAAGCCAGACCATTGCAGGAAGTAGTCACCCGGGACGCCAATCGTATCCGGCGGCGCGGACGGTCCATACCACTTCAACGCGGTGCGATAGACCGGCGGGATTTGGAATAGATAGTGTCCCCAATCGTCCACGCCGTTGACGATGCGCTTTTCGTAGAAATTCCACGTCGTCACGTCGATATAGAGATCGCCGACAACGCCAGCCTGCGGCACGGGCGGACCAAAGCCGCGCAAAATCGAGCCGAATTGCTTCGCCATAAAGACGATACCGGAGCTACCGGAGCCGCTGTCAAACCCGCTCATGTGGTCGCCCCCGGGTCGCCCGTGCGGTTGACCTGCAACGCCATCGCCACGCCGGTTCCGTCAACGTTGTTGATGTTAAGAACGCGCAAACGAACGTAGCCGGCGCGATGCGCACGACGCCCCGTGGCGACGATAAGGTTCTGCCACTGGTCAATCGGCCATGCTTCCGCGTCAGCCTGTCCCCCGATGGTTTTCATTTCCATCAGGATTTGGGCTTCTGGCGCCTGCGGCACCTTAGAGACAACACTGCTCGCCGCATTGTTATAGGCAATACTGGCGCGAGCGACGTTCACCGCGATCCAATCGCCTTTATTGACCGGCAACCAACCGGTCGCGCCGCCGATGAAGTCTGCATAAACTTCATCGTACTGCGCATTGATGCGGTTCGCGGAGCCGCCGGGGCGATAAAACATGCGCTATCGCTTTTTGCTGAACGCGTTCACGCCTTTGAAAGCGGCTCCGGCACCGCCCCCGTCACCCACGCCATTTTTGGCAAGGCGACGGTTGCCGGCCGACGTGGCACCCGTCAACGACGGGGTGTTTTTCAGCTTGCCCGCTGGCATCGCGCCGCGTCCGCAAAACGTCGTGGTGGGGGCGTCCGCGTTGGGAACGCAGGAATTGCTGCCGCTGCGGTTGAAGCCGGATTTGTGGCCCTTGAAAGTCGTCATGCGCGCCTGCCTTGCTGTTCGTTGATTTGCCGCGATTTGTACGGCGGAACTGTGACCGCACTTAACGCGGTACCGTGGAAATTTTCATGCCGGGGTATTTGTGGTGCACTGCGGCGCGGACGCGTTTCTTTTCGGCAGCGGTCCCGTGTTGCGCGACTTCCGACAAAGCGGCTTTGGCGTGGCCCTTATCTTCAATGGGGTAGTGCCCTTTTCCGAGCGCGAAATCCTTCGTAGGAAGCGCCCGCCTCGCCTTTGCCGTCAGTCGCGCCATGACACGTTCTCCTAGCCGGCGTTGCTGCCGATTTGCGTACTCACGTCGGGGATGGGCTTCGATGCCGGGTCGCCGGCCAGCTTATCCGCCGCCTTGAGAAACTCGGAAAGCTTGCTGTTCAGCGGCTCAAAAATCGCGGCATCCACGTGCGCGCTCGCCTGCGCCACCTTGGCGGCGGCCGACTTGAGAATGTCCGACAAGTTCTGATTTGGAACCTGCGACGACGCGTGCGACGCCAGATTGTCGAGCGCGGCCTTGATATCATCCAGAACATTCATTTTTTGGGCTCCTGTTTGTTTCGCTTGAAGTATTCAAGCCAGCCCATCTTATCAGCCATCTGGAACAACATAAAGGCGCCTGATATCGTCGCGTAGACCGCCGTTGGTCCCGGCATGCGGTCCCAAAGATCGTTGAGCCAAGGCAGGATTGACACCGAGCATATGGCAACCGGCCAGTTGAGCGGGTCAAGAGAACCTTGCATCTTATGTTCCGTCGCCATCTTTCAAGCCTGCAATGTAGTCCTGCACTACTCGCGCGGCGTTAACCGCAATCGCATGCTTTCTAACTTCGATATCCGTTTTCGGCTTCACATGCACAAGAAAATTACAAAGCTTCGCAGCGCGGGAACCTGCCTTTTCCAGCGCCTCTTTTTTCATGTCAGGCGCCTCGCGCCGCCGTTCTGGATTGCCAATATCGCGCGCTCTTGAAGGTCCAAGGCGCGGCCGTTTACGTTCACCACTTCGTTGCGGAAGCTTTCCAGCGCCGCGCCGGTTTCGCGCTGCACCTTGGCGTTTTCCAGCAACAGCATGGGCAAAAAGCTATCAATGCAGCCCTCGCGGTTGACCGCTTCGCCCGTATTCGGATTGGTGCCCGCTATCGCAACCCACTTCGGGCAATCACATTCCGCGAGAATTTCGCGGCACGACTTGGCGAAGCCGGTTGCGGGACAGCGGATTTTCGGGTCAGGAAGCATCGGCCTTCGCCTTCACGTCGGCCGCGTACCATGCGTCCACGTGCTTTTGATAAGGACCGAGTGACTTGATAACCTCGTTCGGCTTTTTCGAGACACTGCCGCAGTGCGCGCAATTCACGGCGCGATACTCGATTTCGCCATGGTCGCCGTACCACTGAACCGCGTGCACGTCGGCTGGAATGTCCGAACAATCGATTTTGTGCGGCTTTTGGTCCACATACGCGGTTGCGTCATCGTTAATCAAGGTGAAGCGCATGCTGTCTTACTCCTATGGCGCCGCCGCCACGATTAAATCAACGTACTTGATATTGAACGATACCGAATGATTGTGAGAACCGCCGCTGCCGGCCGCGTCCGTCGTGAAGCCACTCTGCGTTGGACCGTAGCTTTGAGTGTTCGCATTGCTATCGCTATCAACCAACAAGCCTGAAGCTTGGACGTACCGGTCATTGTAACTGTGCGCATGCGACGGAATGGTCAGGCTCGTTAGTGTTGTGTTTCCGACGACGGTTTGCGCGTTGATGGTCGAGAACGCATTGCTGCCGCCCGTGCCGGCTGTCCCCGACACCACACGCAACAGCGCGTCATTATTGGCCGTTTGCTTGGTCCATCCGGTCGGAGCCGCCGTCTGCTGAAACAACATTAATGTGCCGGTCGGGAAAGCGGCACCGCCGCCCCCGCTGTTCGTAGCCCATGACGGGTTGGCGCTGGCCCCGCCTGACGTTAGAACCTGTCCGCTCGTGCCGGGCGCAAGCGCGGACCACGTAGAGGCACCGCGAAACAGGACCGTTCCCTGCGTGCTGCCGATGGTATCGAGCAGCGTTGAAATCGCCGGCAAGTCCGCCGCCAAGAGGGCGCGAAAGGTCGGAACCGCCGAACCGACTGATGGTCCCGCCAGTACGGTGTTGGCGGCTTGGTTGTTGAACGCCGCCGTTAAGGTGCCGGACGCCGTAACAGGAGAGCCCGACACGGTGAAAATCGCCGGCATCGATAGCCCGACGCTGGTCACTGAACCGACACCGCCACCGGAAGCCCATGACGGGTTGGCGCCCGCGCCGCCGGACTTCAAAACAAAGCCGTTCGTGCCCGGCGCGAGCGCTTTCCACGCCGTCGCGTCGCGATAAAGGATGGACCCTTGCGCGCTGGCGAAGGCGCTATCGAGCAACGCCGTTTGCGTCTGCCACGTCGGCACGCCGCCGGAATTGGTCAAGACACTGTTCGCGGTGGCGCCAATCGCAAGCGCTTGCCAGACACCGGAAGCGCGATAGAGCATGTCGCCTTGGACGCTGCCGAACGCGTCGTCCAACGCGGCGCTATTGACCACGTTGGACGACGCCGCCCACGAGGGGTTGGCATTGGCGCCATTCGTCTGCAGGAAGTTGCCGGCTGCGCCGGGCGGCAGCAGCGTCCAACCCGCCGCGCTGCGCATGGCGATGCTGCCCACGGTCGGACCGAGCAATGCATCGAAGCCGGCCGAGGTCAACGGCGCGGACACGGTGCCGTCATCGGCAACCGTTACGTCAGTTCCAGCGGTAACCTGCCCGGTAAGCTTTTTCACCATGTCACATGCCGGTCATAAGCTGGTTGTGCGCCGGACCGCCGGTTGGCGCGGTGGCTGGCTGTAACGCTAGCGCATAGACAATAGTGCTATCGTTGGCGTTTGCTGCAGTAAACGTTCCAGCTACCGCGCCGGCGCTCGCTTGAATGAGGCTTTGCGTGTAGAACGTTGCGGTGACACTTTGACGTGCCGTGAAACCGGTTCCGTTGCTAAACCCGCTACTGTTAATCGACACACCAAACGAATAGATCAAATCGCCATTGGCTGCCGTCGTCAACGATCCCGACGTAACCGCATCCGTGCCGGTACCCGGGTTATTGACGGCTTGCCCGGCGCTGCCATCCACCGCGCCCGATGCCTTAACGCCGGAAAATTCGTCGGCAACAATCGTCAGAAACGAAAGCCCCACGTTCGCCGTTGCCGTGATGGTTTGTGGCGCGTTGGTGACGTTCAGCGCGTAAGCGACAGCGCATGCGTAGTTCGACGCTGCACTGTCGGGAAAGGCGCCGAACTGGTATTGGACGGTGTACGTATTGCTTTTGTCGTCGGTCACCGACATGGTGTTGGCGCCGGCCGACGTCCCGCAAAACGTCACGATAACGGCGTCACCGCTCGCAACTGGGCTCGCCAGCGTGACCGCTGCGGTTGGTGTGGACGTGTTGCCATTCTGATGCGTACTGCCCTGCACATAAGCCGGCGGCGCGGCCATTGCTGGCGCCGCGAGCAGAAAGGCGAGGATGGCAAGGACAAATCGCATCAGTTGAACGAATAGTTTACAACCGCGCCAGTTGCAGCGCTGGTGTTGTCGTTATCGGCGACGGCCCCCGTCAGGCAAAAGCCGATGCCGCTGGCGAACTTGGCGCCGAACGGACCAAGATTGACCGTCACGCCGGGCGAAGTCGCATTTGACTGAATGGGAATGTTCGCCACGACACCCACCGAGGAACTGCACGTGGGCGCGCTCGCCGTATCGTAGAGCCGCAAGTCCATCAACGTTGTCGTGGTTTGAATGACCGTCAGGGAACAGAGTGTGCCGGCGGACGCCTTGATGCTGGTCGAGTTGTTCGTCGCCGCCGAAAGCACGTGGCCCGGCGTGCAGCCGCCCGACGCGCCGGCCGCGAGGTTGACACTGCCGATATTGTTCGTGCCCGCGTTCAGGCCGACGTTGCCAACACTGTTGGACCCGGCGTTGAGCCCGACGCTGCCGATACTGTTGGACCCGGCGTTGATCCCGACGCTGCCGATACTGTTCGTTCCAGCCGGAAGCGACGCAACCACGCCGTTGTAGAGCCCTTTCAGGATGGCGACGATGGACGCCGAGCCCGAACCCGCATAGGCAGTGTCCGCCTTGGCGCCTTGGGTGACGTTGGCGCCGTCCTGCAACGCGACGTTGGCTTGGCAGTTGCCGGAGCCGTCATCGGTATACTTCGCGTTCGCCGTGATCGCCGCGTTATCCTTGACCTGCAGCGTACCGGGGCAAAGCGCGAACGCCGGAGTTGCTGCAAGGAAAAACGCGAGCGCGACAAGGATGCGTTTCATAGGCCCACCATTTGACTTTCAAGCTGGCACGGGTCGGAGTAGTCCAAGAGCAAATTTCCATTGGCGCAGGCGCTCCCGCCGCTCCCACCGCCCGTTGTGGACGGAATGGACGCCGGCCCGCAGCCGCCCGCGTTGCCGGGACCGTCCGGCGCGGCGCCTGCGACTTCGGGGCCGCAACCGATAACGCCTTGCGCCCTCGCGTGCCAGACGTAGCACGAGAGCGCGACGGCCAGAACGAGGGCGGCAAGCTTTTTCATCGATAGTACGTCACCGAAATGGAACTGCCGATGATTTTAAGCGACGTCATGGACTGCCCATAAAGGTTCATGGTCAACCCTTGCGCCAGCGTTTCGGCATAGTTGCTGCCGGAAGGCGTTGAGCCATCGAACGTCAAATAAGCCGGACCTGAAAGCGCCTGAATAACGCAATAGGTCGCCGTCGCAGGGACCGTCAGTTGCGTGGCGCTGCCAATCGCGAGGTTGTCCTGTGCCCCGACAATGGTGGACGGCGCGTCCACCGAACGAAAGCGCGATTGCCCATTCTTGACGGCCTGCGCCATCTTGCTGTTGGGAAACTGGTTGAGTGGGTCCACGCCGGCCATGAGCCTACCCTATGCTGCAGGAAAAGGGCGAGGCCGCGAGCGCGGCCCCGGAAGCTTAGTGCGTCCCGACGCTGGACGTTCCGATGATGGCGCCCGTACCCTGCCCGTAGGCACAGACATGCGCCAACGTGTAGAATGGCATCGCTTCGTTGCCGTCGCCTTTACCGCGCATCTGCGCCGCCGGAACCTGCGGACCGCCGGACGATGGGCAGCCCGTGGTGTAGGTAATGGTCTCGCTGGCGTTGGTCGCGGTCGCGGCGGACGAAATCGTGATGCCCGTGGTACCGTTGTAGGCCGTGATCGTGGCATTTGCCGGGATGCCGCCGCCGGAGATCGGCGAGCCGACAACCGGTGCGCTGCCGGCGGCCGGCGTGGCGGCCAGCGTAACCGAAGTGGACGTATTTGTGGTGGCTCCGGTCGCGCTCTTGACCGGTGCGCCGTACACGTCGGCCTGCCCTTCAAAGGCCAGAACCTCCATTGGACCGGCACCAAGGTCCACTGTCTGCCCGCTGTTGACGTACACCGGCTGCTGCGTGATGGCCTGCGCCAGTGCGCCTTCCGGGAGCAGCGACGCGCATGCGGCGGCCAGTGCGAGCAGCGCGACGCGGGCACCGCTCAAAAGAAAATCCTTCATTGCCGTGTTCTCCTGATTGAAACCGAAAGCGCGAACCGTGGCCGAAATTAATCGGCCACGAAACCGGCGGTTCCGCGAAAGTGTCGCGTCTTGTTGAAAGTGACTTCGGCGACGAAGCCGGCGGAAGTCGGATCGTTGCCGATTTGGTCGCCCGAATTGAGAATGCGCAACGGCAGCGTGGAAGTCGTAGCGATGGTGGACGGGTCGAGCGACAGGCCGGACACGCCGAACTTGCTGTTTTGATTGCCGGCGTTGGCCTTCACGTCGATGCCGGCGCCAAGTTCCAGATTGAACGCGGTTCCGGGGACGGTCGGCACGGTGGACGCCATTTCGATATCCGGGTCTGTGTCCACGTAAAGCCACGCTTCGGTGGAGGCCGGCACGTACTGGAAGCCGTTCTTTGCCATGTAGAGCGTGATGGGGCCAAACCCGACCACGACGCCGGCAATGATGGACGTGGTGTCGCCCGGGGTCCAACGGCCGACGTTGGCCGCCATGGACGCGTTGCCGAGACCGGAGCCGCCACCGTTGCCGATGTTAACCGACGCGGAAGGCGCCGCGATGTTCTCCGGCAAGTCGCCGCCGCCGTTGTTGCCACTGCCGAGCAGGTTGACGATATCGCCACGATAGATCGCGGCGGCGTTCGCGGCCGGCACGTGGAAGATTTCGGCGGACGCGTGCGATGGGTCGCCGCTGCCGCGCATGACCGGAACGAGACCGGAGAAATGGCGAAAGCCGCCGCCCAAAATGGAGCTATTGACAATCTGCACCATGGCGAAGGCCCTCCTGTGAAGGTGCGTTGAAAACTGTTCGGCTTGACGTTGGCACCGTATAAGCGTATACACCTAACGTAGACGCCTGCGTCGGGAGCATAGTAGCCATGCAAACAAACATACCTCTACCGTGGGAAACGCCCAAACCGCCGCCCGCCCCGTGGGAAGTCAAACCGTCGAAACCAACTGACGATAGCGATATCCCGGTAATGCTGCGCCGGGATGAAAATAATTTTGCACGGTACTTTACAAAACCAAAATAACTGTATACGGTAACGTTATCGCTTCAACAGGGGTAACGTTCATGAAACCGATGCAGACTTACGACACGCTCCGCGACGCTTTCAACTTTTTCAACGCCGAACTGTTCGGCAATAAGCTGTCGGACCCGTTGATTTTGCTGCACCGTCACCGGAACGCTTACGGCTATTTCTGCGCAGACCGCTTCGGGACCAAGGGCGAAAAGACCAAAATTCACGAAATCGCGCTGAACCCGCAACATATTCGTGAGCGCAATCCGAAAGAGACTTTTTCAACGCTCGTGCACGAAATGGCGCACCAACAGCAGCAGGAACACGGCAAGCCGCCCAAAGGCGCCTATCACAACAAGCAATGGGCTGCGTTCATGAAAGCGGTAGGGCTGCATCCGTCCGACACGGCCAAGCCCGGCGGCAAGGAAACCGGCCGTTTCGTGTCGCATTTCATTGTCGAAAACGGGCCGTTTGATATCGCTTTCGACAAGTTCGCCAAAAAGCACGACTTGGCCTTATTCGGCGACCTGCCGATGGCGCTGAAACAAAAAGTCAAAACGTCGAAGTTCAAGTTTGAATGCCCCGAATGCGGTCAAAACGCATGGGCGAAGGCGACCGCAAGCCTGATTTGCGGCGAATGTGAAACCGCCATGGATTGCATGGACTAGAGGGAGGAAACAGAAATGACCGGCAAAACGATAACGTTGAGCTACCCGCACGAAGTCGTGACAAATCACCCACAAAGCGAAAGCATGTGGAAAGTTGTGAAGGTGACGAACTCAGTCGAGTTTGCGCCCGGCGAATTTCTCAAAAAGGAAATGGTTCAGGAACTTTGCGAGGCGCGGACTTGGGACGTTAAAATCATCGCCCCACCGCGCTAGTCGATATAATCTTCCAGCGACTTCGCCGGGATGGGCTCCGCTTTCTGTATCCATGACTTTGTTTCAATGCGGAGCGCCATTCGGGCGATATCACTCCCGCGCCCGGTCGCGATCAACTGTTCGGCCAGCGCCTTTTGCCCGCGATAGCGCGCCCGCCGCGCCTCGCGCTCGTTCGCGGCGCTTTGCTTGATCCACGCGTCGCGATCTTCCTCAACCCATCCCGCCGCGCCAAGCGCCCCTTCCTCGTGCAAGCCTTGACCGAGCCCTTCAAGATAGCGCTCGAAAGGTTCGGTCGGAGGCTTGGGAAACGCTGGCGCGAACGGGTTAAACATCACGCCGCATCCACAAACGTCGCGGTAAGTGATAGCAACTTATTCAAATCGCCAACCGTCAAGCGAAATACGACCTTTCCGTCAACGCTAAAGCTGACAAGACCAGTTTGTTTATCGTAATAGATCGCAACCACGGTTCACGTCATGGGCTGGTCGGTTGTGGCGATACGCCCTGATTGGTCTACAAAATAACGCCGCGCCACGCTAGGCGTTTGCGCAATCTGGAACGGTCGCATGGCCGCCAGATAGTTCGGCTGCGGTGGCGCTGGCGCGGCGGCCGGCGCTTTGGTGTTAAACAGCCTTGCCAGCTTTTGCCCGAATGTTTGCGGCGCGGCTGCGATGCTGGATGGCGGTTGCGCGCTCGCCACGACTGTTCGGGCTGCTGCGGCCGGCGCGGCGCTCGCATAGGCCGTCCCGGGGTGACCGGTATCGATGCCGCCGGGCTGCCCACTGAAACGTTGGTTCCAGAGCGCGACGAACTGGCGCGACGTCACGGTATCGACGCCGCCGGGAAATTTCGCCCTCATGGCCGGCGTCATGTTGCCCCATATCGCGCGCTTGCCCCACGCTGCCGACGCACGGCCGGCGCGGGCTTCATTCTGCCATGCCGGCGCGTCAGGGTTGGACAAATGCGCCTTCAACCCGGCTTCGCCCTGCTGATGCATCAGATAGACGTTGCCCGGCGTCACCGGCAGCCCGTCGCGCTGCAGGATTTGGACGCGGCGCTGGCCGTCTGCAATCAACGCCGCCTTGACCTGTCCATAATTCGCCGGGTCGATCCCGCGCGCCGCCGCTTCCTTCGCGCTATACTGCCCCAAGCCCTGATAGCTGCCGCTTTGCGCTTGCGGATTGAAGTTGCTTTCAAGTTGAATAGTGCGGTTGGCATAGGCGTCCCATGCCTGCGGCGAGTTGAGCGCGACGTTCGCCGGCACGCCGTAGCGCCCGGGATATTGGCCTTGCGATGGCGCTTGCGCCGGCTGTTCCTGCGCCACGGCGGTTTGAACCTGCGGCGAAAGCGGCTGCTGCGGCATCGTCGCTTGCGTGGTACCCTGCACGACAGCCGGGAACGGTCCCGACGCCTGCCGCGCGGGCGGCACCGGAACCGGCGCGCGGACCTGATCCAGATGGGCGGCCAGCGCGGTTGCCTGATCGGGCGGCAACGACAACCCGTAGCCCTGCGCCGTCTTGACAAAATCGGCGCCGCTCATGGTCGGGTTTGAGTTGATGTAATTCGCCATGGTGTCGGTGGCGTTCGCCGGCACGTACCACGGCAGCTTGATGCCGTTTTGCGTTAACGCCTGTCCGACCATGGCGGCGGTCACGGGCGGCGCTGGCGTCGGTGCGACCTGCGGCGCGGCCGGCGCGCTCGTGAAGCTGTCGGCCGGCGATGGCAGCGGCGTGCCCGGCGTCGTCGCTGCCATGTTGGGCGCGGGCGCATTGGGTGTGATCGGCCGCGCTACCATTTGGCTCATGGCGTTGGGCGCCATGTTCGGCAATGAGGCAACCGTCTGCGGCGTCGTGGTGGCGTCGGGCACGGGCGCGAACGATGGCTTGGCGATATTGGCACCGGAGACATGGTTCATGAACGCGGTGGCCGCGCTGGTGGACAGCGGAATGTTGGGCTGGCCCCCGGTATTGGCCGATGCCGCCACCGCCGCGTCCGTCTGCGCCTGCTGATTGTCGCTGTTCGACTGCTGGACGTTCTGCACGGTGGCGGCCTGCGTGTCCTGCTGCGCCACGGTGTTACCGCCAAAATTGCCGGGCTGCGTAGCTGCGACGGTCGGGCTGCTGTCCGGGGGTGCTCCGAACGCGGCGCCGAAACTGTCGAATGGCGACGCCCCGCTATCAAAGACGCTGGAACTGGCGCTGTCCACGGGGCCAAAGTCACTGCCAAACGAAAGCGGAAAATCCGTGTCACTCATGGCTTGACAACTCCGAAAAAGTGTGATGCGCTAGCGATATCAGTTGTGGAGTATCCGCCATGGAAGTCCTAGTTGATATCATAACGGCGTTGTTCGTGTTCGGCCCGTTCGTCGTCCCGGCCGTCATTCTCGCGTGGCTGCTGTTTCTGGCCTGCGGCGGCAATGAAACGATGTACCATAACCGCCGCCGCTTCTAAGGTTGCGCCTGCAGGCCGGATACCGTCGCCGCTGCCTGCGCCCCGGCCGCCGCGCCCAGCGCCGCGCCCATTCCGGTTGTGTCACGCATCAGCATGTCGCGGAACTTGACCGGCATTCCGGCGCCGCGCGCCGTGATGTACTGGCGCAGCTTATAGGCTATGCGCGCGACCGAGAACGCCGCCGTCGCCGGACCGCCCATATGCACCGCATTGCCGATGTTGTGCGCGAAGTCGCCGCCCACGCCAAAGGTGATGATTTCGCTTTCGCCGACGCCGTCTTTTCGCAATTTCAGCAAGGTTTTCAGCGCATTTTTCGCCACCTTGTCGTCGCCCACGAGATTGTCAAAATAGCGCTGCGCCGTGCGGCCGGCATCGCCTTTTTGCGATACCGCCGTCACGATATCCTTGCCCTTGGTTGCGTTCATCAGCTTGGCATAACGCGTGTCGAGCGCATTAAGGCGGTCAATCAGCGCCGCGCCGTCTTTCGGCCCCATCGCGTAGCCGATCAACTTTTCTTGATAGGCGCGCACGCTATCGGCAATCTTGCGGTAGCCGCGCGCCAAGTCGGTTTTGCCGCCTTCCAGCGCGCCGCGTTCATCTTCAAGCAACTTTGAGCGTTCCTCAAACATGTGGTCCCACTTTTCCTCCAACGAACCTGCCGGCGCCGTGATTTGCATTTCGGCACGGTCGGCACGGTCGGCCAGTACGGCGGGAATTTGCTTGTTTGCCACGAGGGACTTCGGACCGTCCGGCAGCGGACCCTGCGGCTTGACCGCCGTAACGTTCGGCTGCGCCCCGGCGATATCGCTGCGTACCTGCTGGTAGCCGGCGCCGATATTCTGTTTTTCGAGCCCCACCGGGCGATTGGCGAGCGCTTCCGCTTTCGGAGGCGTTGGGCTTGTCGCCGTGACCTTGGCGGCATAAGCGGCCTGCTCCGGGTCGAGCCCGGCATCCTTCAAGGTTTGTTCCGCGCTCACATAGGCCGGATTGTCCGTCATCTTGCCAGTTGCGTCGGCTACTTTCGGCTCCTGCGTTGCAATGACGTTGGCCGCGTTCTCCACTGCCTTTTTCGCAGCGGGGGAGAACAACGACCAAATCTTGTGCCCGGCCATGCCGAGCGCGCGGCCGAAGCCCTCGCCGAGCAGCGCGCCGCCCGCGCCTTCCACGGCGCCAATCGCGTCATCCACCGCGTTGCCGCCCTCGCCGGCCGCCGCAACCCCGCCGGCTGCGGCACCGAGCCCGGCGCGCGTCGCCACCATGCCGGCGCCCGTGCCGGCGGGCATCGCACCCACGGCGGCACCCTCGCCACCGGCTGCCAAGGTCGCGCCGACCGTGGGCGTCTGGCCGCTGCCCAAATCCTCCAACAGCTTGCCGCCCGCACCGGTCACCGCGCCCACCGTAGCGCCCGCAATCGGGCCGCCAAAGCTGGCCGCGATGGGACCGGCGTTGCGCACGCCTGCGCCGATATCCGAAACGGCAGTGGAGGCCGCTTGCGGACGGTCGGGCTCCGGGATGCCCTGCATGAGTTCGGAGCTAAGCCGCGACCAAAAGCCTTGGGGCGCCGGTCCTGTCGGGGCCGGAGGCGTTGGACCCGGCGCGGGCGAGTTCCCGCCACCGGAAGGGGAATTTCCAGTGGCGGGAGGGGCCGCAGAGGGGGCCGCAGGCTTGGAGGACTGCACGCCGGCCGCAGGGGTGGTTGCGGATGGCGCAAGCGCAGTTGTAACAAACAACGCGCTATCAGGCAAGTTCTGCGGCGGCTTCGCCCCCATGATATTCGCACCGACCGGCAGCAGAATGCGCGCGTTATCGCCGGGACGGATGATATAGGGGTGTTGGCTGAATTTCTGCACCGCTTCGTTGCGTGCGGCGTTGTATAGCGGCGCCACCACGTTGTTGAACGTGTCGTCGTCCACCGGGATTTGACTGCGCTTGGCGCCGTACAGGCCCCATTGACGAATGACCGCCCCCGCATTCTTGGTCAGTTCGCTTCGCGCATCGCTGCTGGCCCACGCGGAAAACGCGCGCATGTCGCGCAAGATGCTTTGCGCCTGACGGTCCAATGGCTTGCCCATTTTCAGCGCGCTTTCGATAGCGGCTTTATTGTTATTCCAGCGGTGCACGAAATCCTCAAACGCGCTCTTTTGCTGGTCGGACAAGCGCGACAGGCCGACGCTGCCGGCCGCGTGTGAGCCCGGCACGGCACGCCCATAGGCGCCCATCGTGTCGTTGAACAGCGCCAAGTCGGCAAAGTTTTTGCCGAAGTTCGGGTCTTGCACCAAACGCGCCAGCTTGCCGGCCATTTCGGCGTCTTGGAACGCAAACTGCACCAGCGGCTCTTTCATCTGCGCCCCGACCGTCTTTTGCTGGTCAGGGCCGTACAGCCCCCACGTGTTGCCGTAACCCTTGGTCAAGTTGGCGCTGCCGCTAGGCAGGACCGCGCCGATAGCGCCGTCGCCACGACTGAACGCGTGCACGCCGGGCAGACGTTCGTTCGACTTGCCCAAGGTGAAATTGCCCATGAACTGCGTGTCGGCCTTGTCATCCAGCGGTTGCGAGAAATTGCCGAAGTTCTCGAATTGCTGCGCACGTTGGTTGTAGACCTGTTTCATCTGCGCAATCTGCGCCACGAAGCCCGGGCTTTGCGCCTGCCAATCCGACAGCTTTTCGGGTATCTTTGACGCATCAAACCCGCCCACGCTGCCGCCGTTGGCTTGCGCGTCGGCAATGACCTTGGCGCGGTTGGCGGCATAGGCGTTTTCGTTATTGCCGCCCGCGTTGAGCGTCGTTACCGCGTCCTGCATCTGCGCAAGACCCTTGTTGGCGTTGTCGAACGCCTCTGCCGCAAAGTCCTGCACGAGATTTTGTTTGCCACGCGCTATCAGGTTCTTTTGCGCGTTAAAGCTTTGCATCGGGTTTCCGGTCCGATACTGGTCCAACAGAAAATTATCGATGCCGTCATCCGTCACGTAAGGCGACGGGTTCGACATGCCCATGGACCGTGCACGGTTTTGCATGTCGATTTGGTGCTGGCGTTGCTGGTTGATGGCATTCAACGTCAACGGCGCCTGCAAGGTGAACTGGCGCGCGGCGGCCACTTGGTCCGGCGCGAACAACGCGGCGAACGGGTTGGCCTGAATGCGCAAGGCGCGGCCCATGCGCTGCTGCAGCAGGTCGGACGCCTGCGCCAGCGGGTCGGTTGCCGGCTGATTTGACTGGTACCGTGGAATAACGCTGTTGGACGATGGCGAGGGCGCCGGTTGCGGGCCGCCATAGTTCATCGGCTGCGGCGCCACCGGCTGCAGCGCGTCAAGTCCGGGGTTGGACGGCAGCGCGCCATTCTGCAGCCCGCTGGCCGGCGCGGGCGACGACAGGTCGGGTGCTGCAGGCGGGCTCAAATCCAACGGCGCGCCGGCAGCAACGCTTGTATCCGACATGGCAATCCCTCCGGTTGACCCGGCGAGGATACCACGCGACGGCTAGGCGGGCAACGGACCGGTTCCGGCCGCGACGCCCGGTGCCAGTTCGACCGGCGCGCCATCGGGGCCGACATTCAGCGGGTACAGGCGGCCATTGTCATAGCGGAACTCGCCTTCCAACCCCAAGCGCTCCATCACTTCGGCCCATAGCGCCTTGGAACGCGCCATGATCTCGCGCTGCTCGGCGTGGATGGCGGCGGCAAAATTGGCGTACTTGGCGCGCGTGGCCGCGTCGTCGGCGCCAAGCGCTTCAAACTTTTCGACCAGATCGGACGGAACCTTAATCATGCGGGTTTGCTCCTGTTGGGGTGCCTCGTATACGTCAATCGCCCGGCAAAAGGCAAGAGCCCTAAAGCTCATCCTTTCCGACAATGACCGGCAACCCGCGCATGAACGCCACGACTTTTTCCCACTCATGCGAGCAGTACAAAACCTTGCTCCACGGCGCGCCGGCTAGCATCACATACCAACCGCCGCGAATGGCCTTGTTAACCGTGACGCCCCGGCGCCGCGCCATTTCGCGGTAAAAGGCCGGCGAGTATTTGCGCTTAGTCATGAAGCATTCTCCGTATTTCGTCAAAAGTGAAACCTAGCTCCTGCAATATAAAAAAGCCTGTATTGCTGGCAGCAATGGCGCACTCTGCGCTTTCAGCGTCCCGATAACCCTCCGCAACGGATTGAGACACTTCAAGGATGGCGCGCGCCACGTCAAATTCAACTCGCTTAGTCATCTTTCCTCCACCACGCGTTATCTGGCGCTTGCGCTACCGTAAACGGTTTGGGTTTTTTGTCAACCAACAGCCGCTTGATGGCGCGCACGCGTGCGCTATCGCCTTTCGCTTTTGCCACGCGAAGTTCTCGGACAAGCGCTTCGCGTGACATATCGGAAAGGGCGAGCGACACCTACATGTAACCCCGCGCTACTGCACAATCCACCATGGCGCGCACGATGGCCTCCGTTTCGGCGAACAGCGTTGGCGTCTGCGCCTTGCGAGTTTGTTCCCAATGCTGCTGCGCCTGCGATAGCGTAAGGTAACGGCACCCGGCCTTAACCATGGGTTCGGTATCGCCAGTTAGCTGCTGCAGGAAAAACGCGTACCCATCACTACGAACGCCACCTTGCACAATCCATTGGTCGCCAAGGCTGGCACCGCGAAGGTTGGCACCGAAAAGGTCGGCACCGCGAAGGCTGGCACCGCGAAGGTTGGCACCGAAAAGGTCGGCACCGCGAAGGCTGGCACCGCCAAGGTTGGCACCGCGAAGGTCGGCACCGCGAAGGCTGGCACGGCGAAGGTTGGCACCGCCAAGGTTGGCACCGCGAAGGTCGGCACCATGAAGGCTGGCACCGCGAAGGTTGGCACCGAAAAGGTCGGCACCGCGAAGGCTGGCACCGCGAAGGTCGGCACCGAAAAGGTCGGCACCGCGAAGGCTGGCACCGCGAAGGTCGGCACTGCGAAGGTCGGCGCGGCACAAGTCGGCACGGCGAAGATTGGCACCATGAAGGCTGGCACCGCCAAGGTCGGCACCGCCAAGGTCGGCACCGACGAAATTGCGCTTCCCTGCCGCGTATTGAGCTAGAATGTCCATCGTCGCTACTCCCTAGTGCGTCTTGCGCGCGGTGACCTTCAACGTGGTGATTTCGGTCGTGCGCAGGTAGGGCGCCACCAAGTCTTCGCCCAAATCGGCCCGCAACGCCTTGGTATCGACCGTCTGCCGTTCCGACAGCGACACCACGGCCTCATGCAGCGTGCCGACGATGCGTTCCATGCCGGTTGCTTTCAGCGCGTCCACCAGCGCCTTTTCGCGAAGCTGCAGGGCAGCGATTTGCGCCTTGACTTCGGCGAGTTCATCGACGGCGAAGGCGGGCACGAGTTCGATTTGAGTCATTGCGTTCATGGTCGTGGCTCCCGTTTGGTGTTGGTTGAAGTGTATACGCTTGCGCTATCGCGTTGTCAACGGGCTAATTACGCCCGTTGCCGAAATTCCTCGGTCAGCTACGTTTTCCAGACGCGACCCATTCCGGATCGTCGCCATCCTCACCCGAAAGGAGCCGTCCGCAGTCCTTGCAGGCGATGGTCTCACCTTCAATTACAAGATCCGTGCTATCGCATGTCGGGCAATACCGGGTGTCATCCTGCATCGCGATCCCCATTCGTGACGGGCCCTCCAACGCGTTGCCGCGCAAATCGTAGCGCCGGCCATTCTTGCGCACGTCGATGCCCCGGCGCCACATGGCCGCGCGCCATGCAATCACGTGTTCGTCCTGCTGGCAAAGCATGGCGGCAAAAACTTCGATGGGTGCGATAGCGACAAAAGCGGACATGACGTTCTCCCGTTGTTGACGCGCTAACTGTATACGATACCGCTAGCGCGTCAACAACTATTTTAAGGGTACCGCGAAAATTATTTGCCGCGTCTGCCGTTCTCGAAAGCACGGCGAACGGCGCTCTCCGCGTAGCCGCAAAAACCATGACCGTTCGCCAGCAGCACGTTTCGGAACTGTTCCCATGTCAACTCTTGATGCTGCGCCGCCATGCGCGTACTAAAAGCCAGCACGTAGCCGCCACGCGTTGCCATCCGATAGCAAGCGTCCCCCAAGGCTATAAGGTCCAACTTCGCCATGTCTCAATCTCCCGAACCGCAAAATTCAATAATCACCGTATACGCTAGCGCTAACGCGCTGTCAAGCGCCATGAACGAAATAACAGAAATTCGCATGGCCGGCGCCCATAACCTGAAAGCGCCGGGCCGCGACCTGCAGCCGGTCAAGCGCGACATGCTGCACATGCTAACGCCAGCACATGCCGACGCGGTGCTGGAAGCCTGCGATCTGCTGTTCGCGGCATTGCTAGCCTACGAGGGCGGCAAATTCCGCGAGCATAAGGCCACCGACGCGGTAACCCTTGTCGAAGCGCGCCTAGAGGCCGGACAGGCCGAGGGCGTCGTGACCGCACTATTCCACGGCCAGCTAGGCGCGCTGCTCCTGACGGCGGCAGAAGCCGCCCCAATCGCCTTCTACGGGTTGACCAAGGCGTCGCCGGGCCTTGCTATCCTTGACCGCGTGAACCGCTGGAAGTCCCGAAACCGATAAGATCGTCCGCCGGCTTCCACAACGCCTCGCGCACGCCGGCCTCGTTCGCCGGGTCGGGCAGCTTGTCGATTAGGACGCGGATAACCGCGCTCATGCTCTTGCCCATCACTTTCGCGACGCGCTGCAGCTTCACGCGTTGGTCATCTTCGATATTGAAGTTCACAATCATTGCTTCGGCTCCAACTTCAACCACGCGTCATCGGTCGCCATGACCGGTTCGGGCTCGTGCAAGCCTTGCGCAATCAGCGCGCGAATGTACGCGCTTTTGTTCATCCCGTGCGCCCGTGCGTCGCGTTCCAGCTTATCCAGCGCCTCCGCGTGGATGCTTATCGTTATGACCGTTCCCATGCCAATTAGCTCCCTTATTGACCGCTGGCTGGCCTACCACAAAGTTCTTTAAAGTTAAAGTGTTCGTTTTATACTATGTAGTGTTATATTATTATATCTTATAAGTACATGATTTCATTAAACAATTTTCTCTAACAAAATTTCTAGCATCCGACCCCTATTATTTTTGGTTCTTTAAAGAACTCATTTCTAATAATTTGGGCTAGTTCTAATGCAAAACCCATCTTTAAAGGGTATAAAACCCTAATGATTTCAACGAAAAATCTCTAACAACCCGATCATGTTATAGCGATGTTAGAAATTTTGTTAGAAAGCCTTGACCCGATCAAAACATGCGTATACGCTCCACGGTCCGATACCAACCCGGAGGGCGACAGCATGACAGACAGCGAAAAGGAAGCGGAAGCGGGCCGGCTGATGTTCCACACCGGTCAAAACCTGCAGAACGTCGCGACCTTGTTGTTGCGCGGTCCCGTGACCGCCACGCGCGTTAGTATTGCGCGGGACCGGGTTGCGAACGCTTTACAGGCGCTAATAACAATTGAGGCGTTATTGAAATCTTGACAAAAAGAACCCCGGCTGGTTATCAGGCCAGACCGGGGTTAAGGTCGCGTCAATCCATTCGGGAGGAATGAACAGCGCGGCCATACCCTACCTGCCCAAGGAAGTCAATGGCCGATCTTCTCAAACTCGCACGCGAGTTGTTTACCGTCCACGGGTTGATGCCTGTTGCCGTCGCCGGCAAGGAACCCTTGGGCGGCCACGGCTGGAATACCCTGTCACTGGAAGACCGGCTATTGGTTGCTACCGCCAGCATGTGCAGCGGCATTGGCATCCAATGCGGGTTGACGTGGCATCCGGTCCTAGGCCCGCTGGAAGCCCGCATTATTGATTGCGATATCAACGACAGGGACCAACAGTTCAATTGGGCCATGGCCTTTTTAAGCGCGCTATCGGAAGCGCAACGCAGACAAATCGTCTGGCGATGGGGCCGGCGTCCTGCCTGTATCGTGTTTACGCAGCCTGATATCCTCCGGCGCGAAAAATACGGCCCCATCCAGTTGCTAGGCCCGGGCAAGCAAGCCGTTTGGTATGGGCGCCATCCTGCCGGCATGGATTACACCCATCCTGACGGCGACCTGTTCACGATGATGCCGCCCTTTATCCCGGCGCTGGAACTAGAAGCCGCTATCGTCAAGGGTCTAGGTGCGGCCGGCATTCCACTGGAACAGTATCACGATATCGACAAGGCCAGCGCGTTGACCACGGCTGACATGGCGATGCTGACGACCGATAACATCGCGCAATTCAAGTCCGACATGCAAACCGTTCTGAACGATGTTAGCAACCACGGCGACGGCACGGGACAGGGCGAACGGCTTTATCAACTCGGCTTGCGCTACGGTGCGCTCATCAAGGCCAGCGGCCGGGCTCCAACGCTCGTGCACGACGCGCGGCAGATTTGCAGCGATGCCAAATTTACCGACTACGAAACGATAACGGAAAACCTGTTGCTGGCCGATATCGGCAACTTTGCCGAATATGCTTTCGTCGCGCTACCGGGCAGTCTTAGTGCCGGGCGCAAGCGCAACTTCGCGCGTGGCGTCGGCATGTCGAAGGGATTGGGCCAGCAAATCGCGGTGGAGCGCAACCGCCATGATCCATGGCAGCAGGTCAAGCCGAAAGGCCGCGACGCCCCGGCGCAGGAAGTCGGCGAGTTGTTGCGCGAGGAACTGCGACCATTGCGCTATCGCGTCAACCGCTACTTCACCGACGCCGGATGCTTCCTTGTCGTCGGCAAGCCGAAAATCGGCAAGGGCTTCATCATTCTGGAACTAGGGCTGTCCATCGCCGAAGGGTCGGAGTTTTGGTGCGAGGATTGCAGCAAAACCGGCGTACTGTTCTACATGATGGAAGATGGCAAGCGCCGTATCAAGGAACGCATTCGCCAGCTTCGCCCCGATGGCTTGAAGCCCGACCACGCGCGTATCAAGTTCAGGTACGCCGCAGACGGCCCATTCTTTGTCAACCATGACGGTCAGGGCACGTTGATTGACGATATCATGAAACATTTGCACGACTTTCCCGATATCAAGGTTATCTTTATCGACGTACTGCAACGTGTGCGCGGTACCCGGGAAAAAGGCGTCGATGCCTACAATGCCGACTATCCGTTAATAGGCGCGCTGCAGCGTATCGCCGCGACGTTCGACGTGATGATTGTCATTGTCCACCACATGAAAAAGGGCAAAGCCGACGACGTGGGCGATAGCGCCAGTGGGTCGTTGGCGATAACCGGCGCGGTGGACGGTTCGCTTTTCATCTTCAAGAATGAAACCGGGTTAAGCGTCGTCAGCGAAATGCGCGACGATGAAGGCTATGAGTTGACATTGACACGCGAGGAAGGTTCGCCCATGTGGAAGCCTACGGAAGATCGAAACAACGCGCCGATGAACAAAAACACGCAAGGCAGCAAAATACTGCTGATGCTGCACACCGCCGCATGCGAACTAACGGCGCACGATTTGAGCGCGCGAACAAAGCTTGGGCTGGCGACCGTCAACGCCGTGCTGCACCGCCTGTTGAATGACGGTCAAGTAACGCGCCGGCATCGCGGCTTCTACATGGTCGCCGGCTTGCCGTATCGCGAACGTTCCGAGGGTATCAAAGACGTTATCAAGCGTTGCACGCTGGAACGCGTGACCGAGGAAACCGAGCAGAAATACGCGGCCAAGGATGGCGCGCCGCCCGGCGCGTGTTTCGTGGTGCGAACCCAAGTCGTGTTGAACGAGTTGGACGCGGCCGGCTTCACCGAGGGCAAGAAAGCCCTTGACGCGCTGCGCTATCGCGGTGTAATTTCGTATAATTCCGATAGCGTCTGGCTGATTGGCTCCGAGTGGACAACGCAACACCAAACGCAACACGTCAATCCGTTCGCGTTAAAGCTGCCGTGGGAAGTTTGAAACATGACCGCTGACAATTTTGAACGTGCCGGTGGTGCAACGCCTTTGATAAAATTGCGATGGCGAAGCAAATCGAGCGACAATCACCACTCGCAGAAAGCGCCGCTCCCGCCCATCCCACCCCGACTGCGCAAACGCCGTCGTTAGCAATCATGGGTGATAACCGTAGTGATGGGGCCGGAGTGAAAGAGCAATGAAGCTGGCACTTGACCTTTTCTGCTGCGCTGGCGGTGTTGCTAAGGGCCTGACCGATGCTGGCTGGTACGTTGTCGGCATCGATATTGAGCCGCAGAAACGGTACCCATACGCCTTCATCCAAGCCGACGTGATGAGCATCTCGTTCGCCAACTTCGGGCTGGTGTGGGCATCGCCACCTTGCCAGGGCTACAGCGACATGCAGCATGCCCCCGGCGCCAAGGAACACCCGAGGCTGATCGAGCCAGTCCGCAACAAGCTGATCCGCGCCAAAGTACCTTACGTGATTGAAAACGTTGAAGGCGCAGCGTGGGCATTACGTAACCCCATCATGCTCTGCGGGTCGATGTTCGGACTTGGCGCACAAGGCTGTCAGTTGCAGCGCCACCGGCTGTTCGAATGCAGCTTTCCGGTTGCTCAGCCTGAGTGTCGTCACGAGGGACCGGTGATTGGCGTCTATGGCGGTCACGCGCGCAAGCGAGCGGCTTCCGCTGGCGGCCGAGGCACCCGCGACGTTTGGGAGGGTGGCCATCGTGCCGCCGCGTCAGAGGCAATGGGCATTGATTGGATGACGCTCGACGAAATGTCGCAAGCCATTCCGCCGGCCTTTGCCGAGCATATAGGCCGAGCCGCTCTCGCACTTTCGCGCCCCGGCTACGCAGCAGAATAAGGAAACATGACATGCTGAAAGTCGGGGACCGCGTTCGCTTTCGTTGGCCGCTTTACGGGCTGACCAAGGCGTCACCGGGCTTGGCGATCCTAGATCGCGTTGGACGAACCTACGTCGTAGAAGAGCTATTATTGAACGGTTCCGTTAAACTGGAAGAGTTTAACATGTGGTGGTTTCCGCCCACGAGTTTAAAGCCTGTCGTTCGGGTCAAGATGGGGCGCGAGGAAACATGACTGACGTAGCAGTGATGCCGTGGGATCAACCGCCGCAACCCGAACAGCCAGTGCCGGAACTGACGCTTGAATTGCTCGCCGAGCAATGTGCGCGGTACCGTGAATTTTTGGACAGCTTCCTTCGCATGCGCGTCACGATTGACGGCAAGCCGGTTGCTTTCGTGTCGATCAAGGATGAAGGCAACAATCTGGAAGCCACCACAAAATTGCCGGACGGCCGCGTTATCGTTTTCGAGTTGCTGCCCGGCGCACCGCGCTCTAACGAACTGATGATGACCGCCGGGCAGCTAATCCAAACTATCATGCATAAGGTCAAGGAAGGCGAACTGTGAAAAGCGACTTGATTGATATCGCTTGCGAATTGAAACACGAAACAGCAGCGGCTTACCTCGTAGACGCTGGCGAGCGCGAGCCTGTATGGCTGCCCAAATCGCAATGCGAGTTATACCGCACCGAGAGGGGCGATATCGTTACGATGCCTTTTTGGTTGGCGCGCGAAAAGGGTTTAATATGATTATCATCAAACCGAAGTCGCGCGCCGCTATCGTGTTGCGCGAGGCCATGGTTGCCTACATCAATAAGCGTGGTCAATCTATCGTCAGCAATCAACGTATCGGCGAGGAAGTGGCCGGCGAGGCGCTGGCCGGCGTCACCGCGATTTGCGCCCTTATCATCAAAGGCGGCCACGCCTCGCGTGATGAAATGGTGCAGGCCATGACGAAAGCGCTTGTGGAAGGCATAGACCGGGACCTGCGATGCCTGACCACTCCTACCTGAAACCGGAGCCGCCGCTGCAGCGTGTCTTGTACGGCGTCTGCATCGTCATGGGCGACCAACGCGAGGCGCCATACTATATCACGGTTGACCTACTGGATGCCCTAAAACGCATCAACGACGCGCGGCGAAAAAACTTCAAAGCGGTGCTAAAAGGCGCCTTGACAAACGATTAGCGCTATCGTATACGATGGAACTATGACCAAGCTTTACCATGGCACTAGCGCCAAAAACCTTCGCCACATTCTCAAACAAGGCTTGCTGCCGCGTGGACGGCGAAGCGGCAATTGGCAACATTCCGTTGACAGCCACCCCGGCGCTGTCTACTTGACCAACGCTTATTCGGTCTACTTCGCCATGGGCGCGACACCCGGCCGTCATGCCGGATTGATCGTGGAAGTCGATACCGCGAAGCTTAACCCGTTTCGCATGCTGCCCGACGAAGATTTCCTCGGACAAGCGTATTACGGCAAAGACAAAAAGTTGATAGAACGCACCGCTAGCTACCGGAACGAGTTAGAGAGCTACCGCGTGTTTTACCCCGCCAGCCTGCGCCATCTTGGCAATTGCTGTCACATTGGCGCTATCGCGAGGGATGCGATCACGCGTTACGCTATCGTGCCAAATGTCAATCAATGGATAGCTTGGGTTGACCCGGTTATCAACCTGCAGAACTTCAAAATAATGGGCGACTTTTACAAGGAACTGTCGGCGCGCATTTTTGGCGATACGACGGGCTTTGTTGCTGATGACCCGAAAAGCCGTTTCTTTCGCTTTCCGCCAGACAAGCTTTTTGCCGGTGTTGAAGTGGTGACGCTGTGACAATCGTTCTGCGCCCGCACCAAGACAAGTGCATTCATGCGCTGATGGACTGCCCCGACAAGTACGCGGTGGCCGAAGTCACGGTTGCCGGCGGCAAGTCGCTCATTCTCGGCTGCCTCGCTGGCTACAATCAAACCGGCCGCACGCTCATTCTCGCGCACACTAAGGAGTTGGTGCAGCAGAACGCGGAAGCCTGCCGGTCGGTCGGCATCAAGGTTGGTATATGTTCCAGCGAACTCGGCAAGAATGTGTTTGCCAAGACGACCGTGGGGACCATTCAAACCGTGGTCCGGCGCACCAAGTCTTTTCAGGACGTGAACTTGATCCTCGTGGATGAAGTTCACCGCACGCCAGTTGCCAAGACTTCAAGCTATCGTAAAGTATTTGAGGCCATCCCGCACGCCAAAGTGCGCGGCTTGACCGGCACACCGTTCCGCGCCGATGGAACGGGTTCACTGGAAAAGACATTCGGTCCAATCATCTATCGCTATTCGTTCCTTGACGCGCTCCGCGACGGCTTCGTGAAACCGTTGGTGCCAGCGCATAGCGACGAAGCTGCGCAAATCGACGTGGAAGGGCTCAAAACGAAGGGCGACGATTTCGACCTTGACGAAATGGCGCCCCGCGCGATCCAGTTTGCCAAGACCCATGTTGGCGCGATCAAGGCGACGATGGAACGGCAGCGGCGCTCCCGCGTGCTGGTATTCGCCTGTAATATCGAGCATGCTGACAAGCTGGAACACGAACTGAACGTCATTGGTGTGACCGCCGCTGCCGTGCACAGTCACTCGCCGAAGGGCAAGCGGGAAAAGGCGGTTGCGGCCTTCCGAACCGGCTTTCTGCCGGCGCTGATTTCCGTCGCCATGTTCGATACCGGCTTCAACGTTGACGATATCGACTTGCTGGCATTCTGCCGGGCGACCAAGAGCGCGGTGTTTTTTGCGCAAGCGCTAGGACGCGGCGCGCGCATCAGCGCCTACGCGGAGAATTGCGCCGTCTTGGATTTCGGCGGTAACGTCCGCCGGCATGGCTCCCTAGACGCAATCACGGCAGCGCCCGGCGTCGAACTGCGTTGCGACGGCTGCGGGACGCAATGGGAAACATGGAAGCACGGCCGAACCTGTCCAAGCTGCGGCGCCATCCATAAGAGCGCGACGACCTGTAAGGGCTGCGACGAAAAGTTTGACCAGTTTTACCACGGGGCCACATGTCCGCACTGCGGCCTGCTACAAACGTCGGTCAAGCTATGCAACGCCTGCGACCAAACCTATGCTACCTTCCTGCACCCCATATGCCCGCATTGCGGCTACGACAATTCCAGCGTGCGCGAGGCCGGCAAGGATTTGAACGAATGGGGCGCCTCCGACGAACTGGTCAACACGACCGAGTTAATCAAACAAAATCCATGGCAACAAATAACGCGTCCGCCCTATCGTGGTTCTACCTCGTGGCAACTTCCGACGCGTTACGCCACCGTGAAGTGGCCCTACGAAGTCCTGCCGCAAGATATCGTTAGCGTCTATCTGGTAAAAGCGTCCAACGGCCATCTGGTTGTTAAAGGATGGTACGACAAACATGGAAAGGTCCATCAGATTTAACAGGTGCAGAACATGCCGACGCTATCGCCAACCCTGAAAGTCACGCTTGACGAACTAGAGTTAGCTGGCGTATCGTATACATTCGAGAAATCAAACGGCGGTCACTTCAAGGTTTTTGCTAACGGGCTGCCGATGATTGTTTGTTCTACTACGTGTTCCGACCATAGGGCAGTAACGAAGGCTCGCTGTCTTGTGCGTCGTCTACTCAAAACCGCCTTCAACAGGAGCAACCGAAATGAGACTTTGTTTCGACAGCATTGACGAAGTGAAAGCCTTCGTCGCCCAACTCAAAGGCACACGCGGCAGCGGCAAGAAAGGCGACAGCGACGACGGCGACGCCGGAACGCCGGGAGCGCAGCCGGCGGCAACCGGGCAGCAGGCCACGGGTTTCAGCGGCGCATCGGGATTTGCGCCCCCGGCGCCCTCTGCCAATCCGGCGTCGGGCTTCCCTGCAGCCGCTGCCGCCCAAACCGTTCACCCACTCGCCAAGTCGATCATTGAACGCGCGGAAGCGTCGTTGAAGGGCGGCAGCCCGGTTGACAGCATTGTCGGTTGGTTCAAGACGCAGTTCGGCCCCGACGCGGCCAACGTCTCGACGTGGGAAGGGATGAAGCCCTTTGTCGAGCGCGCGTCGGAAACCCATCTGAAACAGATGGCGCCGCAACTCGGCATCACCGCCTAGGATCGGGAGGCGCAAGCCTCCCTTTTCCGTCTTTGCAAGGTACCACGCAAATGACCGCACACGCCGTTTACGCCCCTTCGTCCATGGCGCGCATATTGAAGTGTCCGCCTTCCGCCACGTTGTCGGCCGGGCTCCCGGAAGTCACCAACGCCAAAGCCGACGAAGGCACGCGCGTTCATGCGGTCATTGAACGCACCCTGCGCACGGGCGAGCTACCGCCGCCGCTGGCGCCGTTCGTCAAGCCGGGAAAGAACATGCCCGACCGCGACGTTGCCGGCTACGTGCAGTCTTTCGTTCATCAGCTAGGCGCGGGACAGTTGCTTATCGAGCAGCGCGCCCATCTGGCGAAGGGCTGTTGGGGAACGTTAGATATCGCTCACCTTGCCGATATCATCACCGTGTTTGACTATAAGAATGGTGCGTGGGACGTGGAAGCGCGCGGCAACCCGCAAATGTTGACCTACGCGGCGACGTTCCTTGACGCCTACCCCAACGTGCAACATTTTCGGCTTGTGATTTTTCAACCGAACAGTTGGGCCAACGGCAGCAACCCCAATCAGGACGATGGGTTCAAGCAACACATTCACACGCGCGCCGAAGTGGAAGCGCACCGCGCGGCAGTCTTGGCCGCCATCGCCTATCAGGGACCGCCCAAGCCCGGCCCGCATTGCCGTTGGTGCCCGGCATTCTCGCGTTGCCCGGCCATGTCGCAGGACGCCAATTTCCTGATGGCGGTTATCTCGCGCGACCCGGGCACGTTGACGGCCGACGAATTGACACGGATGCTGCGGATTATCCGTTCCGTCAGCGACATGAAAGAACTGCTCGAAAACCGCCTGACCGAGCTATTGAAGATGGGCGCCAGTGTGGCCGGCGTCGAATTGAAGCCATCGCGGAAGTGGGCGGCTTGGAACGATGAACGCCACGCGGCCGAATATCTTTGGTCGAAATACGGCGCGCGCGGCGTCAAGCCGATTGGCGTTGCGGCGGCCAAAAAGCTTGGCAGCGACGGGGCGCAATATGCTAGCATCGGCAGCCACAAGCCTGAGCCCGAACTAAAGGCAAGTTACTGATGCCCCGAACCTATAGCGTCAAAATCGGCGAGTTGTTTCTAACATCGGACAAGCCGATATCGGCATTTGACGCCAAGATGGCGAAAGTTGTCTTGGACGAAAACGTCTTGCACTGTTTCGCCCAAGTCGAAAAAGACAGCATTGTGGTCAACCTGCCGCTTGACGCCTTTGTGAAGTTTAGTTAGCGTTATCGCGTTTTGAAGTTCTGCAACTCTGAAAAAGGAAGTCCTGAAATGTCAAATCAACGTGTCTACAAATATGCAACGATCTTCAATGCGCGGATGACCAACATGCGCCATCTTTGGGAACCGTCGCGCGAATACATGGGCAAGCCGCAGGAGAAGCCGAGTTATCTTGGCGGGTTCATCGTGGCGAAAACGCGTGGCGTGTGGTTTGAAGAGCCGGCCTTCGCCGGCTTGGTCGCGTCGTGCCAAGCGCTCTACACTGAGGCCATGTCGCACATTCCATTCCCGCAAGTCGTCTGGCCGGTCAAGGATGGCGATATCCCGGAGCCCGGCAAGGCACAGACCGAATGGACCAAGGGCCATTGGCTGATTAACGGTTCGTCAACGCAGCCGATCAAGGTGGAAGTCGTGCAGAACGGCGTTCCGGTCCCGCTGACCAATCGCGCCATTGTCAAGCCCGGCGACTTCATCACCGCTTCTGTCGCGCTCGCCGTGAAAACCAACGACCCGCGCGCCGTCAAGATTTACCTCAATACGGTTCTGTTCATGAACCCGGGCGAGGAAATCGCTATCGGCAATTCCGTGAGCGGTGCCGAACTGATGGCGCAGGCCAAGGCGCAAGGGCTCAACGTGACCGGGTTCGGTGGCACGGGCGCTCCGCAGGGCGGCTTTGCGCAGAACAACGCGGCGCCCGCGCAAGGCGGTTTCGGCCAGCCGGCTAACCCTGCACCGCAAACGACCGGCTTTGTGCAGAACGCCCCGGCACCCGTGCAGCCCAATCAGGGCGGCTTCACCGCACCGGCCGGCGGGTTCACGGCGCCACAAGGTTTCCCGCAGCGCTGAGAAACAACGGGAAGCGGCGGGAGCGCGTTCATGTCCGACCTTTGGGCCGATCTTGAAACGCGCTCCCGCGTCGATTTGAAGGGCTCCGGCGCGCGACGCTACGCGGCCGACCTGTCAACGCAAATCACGACAGCGGTGTGGTACTATGAGGGCGCCCTTAAGACGGCGTGCACGGTCCATCCGTCGTTGGGGACGCATGCGGTATCGCAGCTTTATAGCGATATCGAAAGCTGTTCGCGCTTTGTGGCGCATCATGTCAATTTTGATGCGAATGTCCTGAAAGGACCGAGCCAAAATCCGTTCCTGCGCCTGCCCGTGCAAAAAGTGTCGTGCACGATGGCGCGAGCGCAAGCGCTGGCGCTGCCGGCAGGCTTGGACGAACTTTGCATGGCGCTTAACGTGCGCGGCAAAGACCCGCGTGGGCGCGCGCTCGTGCAGGCGACATGCAAGCCCATGCGTAACGGCCAGTTTAACGAAGATTTCCAAACCTACCGCGAGTTGCTGGAATACAACGTTCAAGACGTTCACTGCCTGATGACTGTCGATAAGCTGTTGCCGGAGTTGTCGCCGGCAGAGCGCATCATTTTTGAACGAACATGGCGCAAAAACGAAATCGGGCTGCCAATTGACCTAGCACTGGCGCAGGCCATCGCCGCGCGCCGGCAAGAAATCGAACATGAGGTTTCGGCGCAACTTCGCGAACTGACCGACAACATGGTAACGGCGGTCACGCAGCGCCAGCGCATATTGCAGTGGGCCAACAGCGGCAACCGCGCCGCCGGGCTCCCCGGGACCAAAAAACACGAAGTCGCGGAGGCGCTGGAAAATCCCGATCTTCACCCCGACGTGCGCAGCGTCTTGGAACTGCTGCAGGAAAGCGGCGGGAGCGCCCCGACCAAGGCGCAAGCGGTACTAGATCGCCACGTAGGCGGCTTCTATAAGGACGCCACGCGCTATTTCGGCGCCCGGTCCGGTCGCGGCACGTCGGAAGGCGCGAACATGTTTAACATCGCCCGACCGTCCGGCCGCTACGACGGCAAGGAAGGGCGCCCGACGATAGAACATATTATCACCGGGCTCAAAAACGGGTTCAAGTTCGACAACATTGCATTGACAGATTGTTTGCGCGGTACCATACAAGTCCCGCCGGGCTACAAACTCATTGATATGGACCTTGCCAACGCTGAATTGCGCTTGGCGTTGTGGCAGTCGGGCGACCAAGAGCGGCTAAACGTGCTGGCGTCGGGCGGCGACCTTTACATGTCAAACGCTATCGCCATGTGGGGGCTGCCGGCCAATGCGACCAAGAGCAGCCATCCGAAAGAACGGCAGGATGGCAAAACCACGACGCTAGGCGGCAACTACCAATTAGGCTGGCGCACCTATAAGGCGCAGATGCGCCGCATGGGTATGCGGATTTCCGACGAAAAGGCGCAAGACGATATCAACCGATATCGTGCCGTCAACCCGCTGTTGAAGTCGCTTTGGGAAAACCTCAAAAGCGCGTTCTGGAACTGCCTTTATGAGCCGCCGGGACGCTACTTTTTCGCCGGCAAAGTCGCCTTCATCAAAGACGGCACAACCATTTGGCTGATACTGCCGAGCGGTCGCGCCATTCCGCACTACTCCTGTTTTGTCGGCCACGACGGCAACATGGGCTTTTGGCGAGCGCGGTTCGGCGCCATGCTGCCGCAAAAGGTTTTCGGCGGGTCACTGTTGGAAATCTCTTGCCAAGCCATGACGCGCGATCTTATAACCGAAGCCGAAAGCGATATTGAAAAGGAACTGCCCGACGTGACGCTGTTGCTTGACATTTATGATAGCATCGTCGCTGCCGCGCCTGCCGAAGTCGCCCACGCGCGCGCCGAACAGATAGCCGCCATCATGCGCCGGCCGCGCTCGTGGTCCACCGGGCTCCCGACCGACGCGGAGGGCTATGTTCACGACCGGATGAAAAAATGACGGTGCCGGGGCAAGTGTTTGGGTTGCTGACGGCGTTGCGGCCTTACGCAGGCCGGCGCTGGCTGTTTGAGTGTGAATGCGGCGTCCGCGTGCCGCGCTATCCCGACCAAATCCGGGGCGGTTGCGGCTACTGCAACGGCGTCGGAGCGGACTTCGCGGGCGAGGAATTTGGTGACCTGACGGCGGTCCGGCCGGCGCCAGAGGGACCGCGCAACGTTAAACGATGGTGGTTCCGCTGCATTTGCGGCCGGGAAGCCATCAAGACGAAGTACAACGTGATATCGGGTAGCACGAAAACTTGCGGCGCGTGCACACCGGGGGAGAGGCTAGCAGGCCGCAACAAACGCGAACAGGAGCCCGAATTGCTATGACCGAGGATACTTCCAACATGCCCGCGCCCGACATTGAATTGGCGTCGCCCCCGAAGGCCAAACCGACGAAAAAGGCCGCCAAGCCGAAGGCCAAGGCGAAACCGAAAGCCAAACCGGCGAAAAAGGCCGCCAAGCCGGCCAAGGCCAAACCGAAGGCTAAGAAACGCGCATCCCCGCCCAAGGGAGGCCGCCCCATGCTGTATCCAGACTGCACCATTGTTCGCATGCCCAAGGGCAGTCTGAAACGCGTCAACGCCGCCTTGAAGGCCGACGAAAGCCAAGGCGACTTCATGCGCGTGGCCGTGTTGGACCTGCTGCGCAAGCGCCGCAAATAATTTCACGGTACCGCGAAATTAACGATTGACAGCCTCCCGGTTGGCGTATACGGTAGCGATATCGTCAACGCCAATCGGGAGGTTTTGTTATGTCAGCCATCACCGCAGAAAACGCACCAATGAAGATCATTCTTGACCGCAACTCTGCCACTAACACTTGGTTTGCCGAGATTTACGGGCAACTTGAAGTTTTCAACATTGGAAAGCATGCCGACGCCCGCGACGCCGTTATTGCGGTTCAACGCGGCAACCCGGAAGCCGAAGTTGGGGTGAAGTCTACAGTGTTTGGCCCGGCAACGGTTGCGACGTTCGGTCCCGTTGTGTGGATGCAACCGAACCTTTCACCATAGCGTAAATAAAACAATCACGCGGCCAAGGGCTGACGTTGGGGTGAACCGAATAGCTCCGCGCCAGCCCTTCGCATGTTCCGCCGCTGCGTTGGTTGAGCGCTATCGCTTCCTTATGTTCCGCGTCGCAGTAGGACCAGCAGCGCCACACGTTCGCATGCGCCAGCAGCCAGCGCGTGAACGGAAGCCCGAAGCGGCGCCCCATGCCCAACACGCGACGGTCGCGGACTAGCTCAATATTGAGCGCGACTGTGTGGAGATAAACACTGACACCGAGCAGTCCGAGCAGTTCGTCCGGCTGTTCCCGGTCCACGATAACGAGTGAATGAACCGTGTCATTGGCCGCTAGCTGGCGATAGCGCTCAATCATTTTGGCGCTATCACTAACGCTCTTGTGTTGCAGCACGGGCAGGTATTTGACGACTTCCGGCACACCGAACAGCTTGTGGAACAATTGCGGCGCGTCGTCGCGCCGTAGTTCCCGGAAGCCGTGCGTGGCCGTCTTGAACGTCAGCAACTCCGACAGGACCGGCCCCATCAGAACATCGCCAGCATGCCGCCAAGGCCGCCTAGCATGCTTCCAATGCCGTTGCCCTTGGATTGCTGCGCCTGCGCCTGCGCCGCCGCCATTTGCGCCTGCGCCTGCATGTCGGCTGACAGCACGCTACCGAATTGGGCGTTGGCTGCCTGTCCAACCCCGATGCCTTGGAACTGGTCGGAGAGCGCGCCCTGCAGTTGCGTGAACTGCTGCTGGTTGCCGGAGAGGTAAGACTGATATTGCGACAGCAGGTCTTGGTTGGCGATACCGGTATTGACGGTCCCAAGCTGGCGCAGGTTGGCGCCGGAGAGCAAGCCGCCGCGCGCCGCCGCGCTGTTGTTCTCGGCCGCGTCGGCGGTCCCCATGAGGTATTTTGCGCCGGCCGACGTATCGTAGTTTTTGGCGAAATCCTCAAACGACGTGACGTCGTTGCCCGTGCCCTGCAGTCGCGACAGCCCTATGGTCGGGTTGCTGCCGGCACCGGAGCCGTTGGAACCGAGTAGGACTTCATTGGTTGGCTGCAGGAATGCCGAGCCGAAGTCCATGTAAGGCTGCTGAATTGCCAAGTCTTGATTGGTCAGTTGCCCGAATTGACCTGCGGCGTCGCTAAGCGAACTGGACGCGAGGCCGCCACCAATCAACTCGCCGAGCCCGGTTCCGAAGCTGGACATTTGACAATCCGTATACGTTTATGCTAGGGACAGTCTATCATGCTCGATACCCGACGACAACGCGGGACCGGCCCGTCAATCATCATCTCTGCACGTGTCCCGGCGAGTGTCGCCGCGCGGCTCGATTTCATAGTGCGTAACCATGCCAATATCGAAGATCGGACGCAAGGCATCAAAGAAAGCCTTGAACGCTGGATTGAAGCGCGTGAAGCGGAACTCCGCAAAGAAGGCATCTTCCCGCCGCCCGCGTAAGGTCCACGGCACGCCGGAGGTTATCAGTGAAAACGCGTTCCACTTGCACGCGTGGCAATGGTACCTTGAAAACTTCTCCGCACGGTCCCTGCTGCTGTTTCATGTGCCAAACGGCGAACTCCGGGACCACCGCACCGCCGAAAAGCTTAAGCGGATGGGCGTTGTTGCGGGAGTGGCTGATTTCCTTGCTTTTACTGCTACTCGCCGTGCTGCTATTGAGTTGAAAGACAGCGACGGCGGGCAGAGCGCCGACCAAATCAGGTTTGAACGCTACTGGACCGCGCTAGGCGGCGAATATTATCTGTGCCGTTCGCTAGACGATTTTAAGAATTTGTTAACCGCGCTAGCGCTATTCTAGCTTTGAGGCCGCACAAATGAAGCTTTTATCGACTATCGTATGCGGGTTGCTTATCGGTGCAATCTTAGCGCTAGCGGACCGCTACGGGCTGCTCCCTTGGGCAGTCGGCTACATGCTTGCGGCGTTGGCGACCAACGTAAGGATGCTGACAAGACTTTAAACTATCAGAACCCACGTTCCAGCGGACTTGATATAAATATGCTTGTTCGTCGTGTCGCCGTACCAATCGCTGTTGTTGCCGAGCCCGCCGGCCGGCGCGCCGCTGCCACTGCGCAGGATGGGGTTGGCCTGCAATGCGGCGATAGCGCTATTGTTGGTTGCAATCTCGCCGTTGATCGTACTAATCTCGCCGTTGATAGTGGTTACCGAACTCTGCAGACTTGCGAGGTTGCTGGTCAGTGCGGCAATCGCGCTTGTATTAGTCGCAACTTGTGTCTGCAAATTCGAGAGATCGGGAAATTGACTAGGATCGATGCCCCCGCTATCGGATATGAAGCTGGTCAAGTCGTGCAGCCAGCGGTTAAACGCAGGATCGGCGGTTAAGGGAGGGGGCGGCGGCTGCCGTCGAATAACCATGCTAATACGTCCCGGCGAAGCGATCTTTGATGACGGTCACCTTATCATAACTGCGGAGGAAAGACATGGAAGCTTCCGAGCCGTGGTCCGACAAAATGATCTGCGTCTGCGGCAAAGCGGCGATGGACGGCATTCGCTGCCGGTTCGGGGCGACACACAAACCGTTGAACTCGCGCTTGCCGTCAACGCTGCCTTGGGAAGCTAAACCGGAGAAGCTGCCATGGGAACGATAACGAGTAAGTGCTTACAACGCAACAACCACGCCGATATCGTTTTGTCAGTGCGTTTTGAACGCAAGTCCCGGCGCTATTGGGTCGGGACGCGTCAAGTCCCCTGCGAAATTCCTAGAAAAAATTCATCAATGCTGAACGGCGCCGCGCTGCCCGTATATTGCAAGCGCAATTGACGGCGCCGCGAACTCCCCATCTGGCGCGCGATAGCGCGACGTTCTCCGACCGTTGGGAATGATATCAGGCGCTCGCCCTTCCACGTCTGCAGCCCATCGGCCGACCAATCAAGCTGAAAGCTGCCGGCTGCCGGTCCAAGGTAGCTGCTCATTTCGACGGTATCGATGTTGTGGCGCGTTTGCTGGCTGCCGATCCACGGCGATATGATCTGGCGTGTTAGCGTTCCCGCCGGTTCGCTGGCGCTGGTCAAGTCTACGCGGCAGACTTCGCCGGTAACCAACCCAACATAAGTGACGCCGCTATCATGTTCTGTCGCACAACGTCCGACATGATCGCTACGGCCATTTGATTGACGATAGCACCAAGACATAGAGGAAAGAGCAAGTTCAATGGTCCACGCTCCGTTATAGGTCAACACATAGAAATCATCACCACCTTGCGCGTACATGTACGCTGTCAACTGTGATAAGTCGATTTGCTGCAACAACAAGTCAACCCAAGCCGGCGACACCGCTTGCGCGACCTGCCCCGCGCCAACCCATATCCGGCGGTCGGTCCCGACGAACATCACGCGGCCATGCAAGTTCGCAAGCGACAGCCGCGCGGCTAGCCCAACTTCGGTTAGCGAGTTGGTGAAGGCGACGAAGGGAAAGTCCGAGCCGCTACCGGCGTCATACCATTGTTCGATGGACCGCGCGCCCATCGGCCAGAACGTGCGCCCTAAGGTCACCACGTCTAGCACGGCATCCGCGCGGGCTTCCTTGGTCGCAAACGAATTGGCTTGGACGTTGCTGGGTGCGAGCGCGACGCTGGAATACATCTTGGAAGATTGGTTGGCGTAAACGTTGGACGCGCCGGCCCATATCGTTTGGTTGTCCAACTCGCAAACCGCCGAAGGGTCAAACTGAATGTTGTCAGACGCTTGAAAGTTGGCGTTGACCACGCCGGCCGTTTGCGTCGCGGTGTAGCCGGTTCCGGCGCCGCCTTTGCCCGTGCTGTCCGCATTGGACGCTATCGCCAGCGCCGTGCGATCTTCGGCCATGCGGATGACCGGATAAGACGGATCAACTTGCACGGTGCCGGCGCGGGTCGGGATGCCGGTTTCCACGCCATAGTAAATCGAACCGTCCGCGTGCCCGGTCCAAATGTTGCCAAGCGCATGACAAATCGCGATACACGGCGACGTGGACGGTTTGCTAACCAACGTCAAGCCGGGAGAGCCGACCAAGCGAACCTTGCCCGGCTTGTTCTCCTGCGGCTTGCGCGGGACGATACGGCAGTTCACAAGCTTGCCGGCGCCGATATCCTGATTGAGCGGGTCAGCGAAGCTGCCGAGCATGTCAAAGGGCGGCATGGGCTATCTCCGCAACATTTGCAGCCATTGCTGCCCCTTGGCCCAATCGCGCCATCGGCGGTCAACTGCCTCGCTGTCCGTCAGGATCATTTGCACCGCCGCGACGGAGCGGCCATAGCTGCCGAAGATGCGACGCCCTAACAGTAGCGTGATATCGTGGATGCCTTCCGGCGGCAGCGGTACCACGTCGCCGCCATCCGTCTTTGTGATCGCTGGCACGCGACCGCCGATTTCCAGCAGGACCGGCGTTGCCGAGCGCGGCGGCTGCCACACGGTCACCAACACGCTGCCGTCCGTCTGGCGCTCCTGATGCCACCGCGTGATGGTGCCCGGGAACGTGGTTCGCACCACGTCTGCGCTTGGCGCCTGTCGCGTCTGACGATTGACGGTCGGGCTTGTGTCGTTGCACCAAAGGGCTTTGAGCGCCACCGCGTCACGCTGCACGAGATAGGCGCTTTGCGCGGTACCAATCGAAAATGACGAAATCTGTCCAATAACGCCTTGGGGAATGGTCGCGTTCACGCGAGTTATGAGGTACTGCGCCGCGCCGTCCATGTGTTCGTTGCGCAGCAGGTTATTCAGTACCGCAACGTTGTTCGCGATATCGCTGTCGCCGGCCGTTTCGGTTTGATCCAAAATGCCGTAGAGCCGCAGCGCGTCGGTGATGACTTCGGCCGCCGTCGTCATGGTTCGTCTTTGCCTCCGCAGTCTACCGTGCGCCCGTCGCGGATGTAACCATGCCAACAGCTTCCGCAATTGATAGAAGGCGAAAAGGTTGGCTTATCCCGGTTTCCGTCCCAAGTCCAATGAGGCGACCCGCCATTCTGCCCTTGTGGATCATGTTTCCATCCCGTGCGACCGTGGAGGGCCAAATCACCGCAACGGCGGTTGTGCTTCGGGCACCTAAATGAGAAAAGCTGTTCTTTGCCCGGTTCGGCTTCAATATCGAAGCTATCGCGGTCAATGATAAAAAACTTAACTTGCGCGTCCGCCATGCATCACACTCCCTTGGCCGCGCCCCAAGGCGGCGCCCATAATTTGTCTGTCGTGTCGTTGTCGGTGCCAAGGTTCGCCAGTTCATCGGCTTCGTTCGGCGGCACGACCGTTCGGACCGAGCCCGAAGGAACGAAGGTGCCATCGTAGCTGGTCGGGTTGATCGTAGTCACCGACGCCACGTCCTGATTTTGATTAAGGCTTTGCTGATAGCTCTCAAACACGGTGGGCTGCCCTGTCGTGTAGGTACCTTTCGGTGGCGTCATGAACGCTTTGAGCCGCGTCGCGTCGTCGGGCGCCATCGCCATGACCGCTGACGCGGAAAAGATGTTGTCGAGCCCCCAACGCGCCGGCAGCGGTTCGGCCGGCGGCTCAATCGAGCGGTCCGGCGAAACCTGAAAATCGTACACCGGGGGCCATGGGTCGAGACAGGGACGCACCGGGCGCCCACTGGCCGACGTGCAAACAAGCAGCCCGGTCAGGCGTTCACGGCTTAGTGTCTTGTAAGGGACGCGGGCTCCGCATCGGCTGCAGGCCCCCCAAACTGTAAAAGGACTAAATCCCGTTTGTTTGGCGGCTCGCATGGGGCGACAATCTGGCGCGGGTCAAAGTTAATCGGTTCTTGGACACCGGCACAGTACCACAAGCCGCCCTCATGAAAAACAACAAATAGCGTCCCTTCCGCGCTAAGCGCCCAAAAATAACTATTCATAGTGCCTCCCCTATCCAAATCACCCGATCACGAAATTGCCTACTTCCCGCCATCAGTCAAGCGGTAGGACTACGGACGTTTGACTTTTCCAAAGGATAGCGCTAACGATATCACACTTCACCCACGGAAAAGGTTTTGTAAAATGGTTGGTACCGTGAACGGGACAAAGGAACTCCCCAAGCTTCCTTGGGAACTGACTTCGCAAGTTCCCGCTATCGTTGAGGAACCGCCGATCCCGATGGACGTTCCGGCCGGCGCGCTCAACGTCGATACCACTTATCAGGCATTGGCGCCGCGCAATCCGAAGCTTATCAAGGAAATCGGCGCACACTTCGACTTGACGCTGTTCGGCCGCCTTCGTGTCGCCCGCCGCCCCAACGGCGCGTTGTTCGTCATGGACGGCCGCCATCGTCTTGAAGGCGCCAAGAAAGCCGGCGTCGAATTGATCCCCTGCGACGTGTACGACGTGCCGGAGCGCAAGCGCGAAATAGAAATCTTCATCACCAGCAACACGCGTATCCGCAAGGTGCCGCAGGGGATGCTGTTTATGGCCGAAGTCGCCGCCGGGCAGGAAGACGCCGTCAACCTCAACCGCCTTGTGCACGAAGCCGGCCTTGCCATCGTGGACAGCAACAACGCGCGTGCCGAGTTTACGGTGCCGAAAATGACCTGCATTGCGGCGCTGAAAAGCCTGTACGGGCACGGCACCAAGAGCTATGCGCGCCGCGCCGCGCCGGTCGAACATTGGCAGCTTCGCGAGGCGTTGGACCTGATTTCGGGTATCGCGCCCCCGAACGCACTCGTGACCGAGCATATCGTTATCGGCATGACGTGGCTGGTTCAAAATCATCCACTCATTCGCACGCAAGCGGACCGCCTGCGAGCAATCGGCTGGTCGCGTCTGGATATGGCCGCCCGCGCCGTAGGACCGCGCCCGGTCGCGAAGGAAGCCGGAGAAGCGTTGCTGGCCGTGATCGATTGGAAGCGCCCCAAGGGCGCGCGTATCGCGCCGGGACTGAAGTTGCCGCCACCGCCGGATTGGTTACCGGCGATGGCGGGCTAGGCTCCCCGTAGAACCTTGTCGGCTGGCGCTTACGCGTTGTCCGCGCCGGCCGACACGTAGACCGAACGCCAGTCGATGATGGACGCCGAACAGCGGAACCAAATGGCGAGCAACGACGCCTGATTGGCCCAATTGCTATCCTCGCGGGTTTCGAGGCCGGAGCGTTCCCAAAACGTGAAGCCCTCGCCGTTGTCCAAGTCCTGAATGGACGTTTGGATGAAGTAGTTGTCCTTGTCCACGAGGTACGGCGTTTCGACAACTTCGGGCAGGGCGCCGGTCGAGCGCAGCACGTTGATGTTGTTCGTCTGCGCATTCCACTGCAGCGGAGAGCCGAGAATGCGCCGCGTTTCCGGTCCGCTTTCCGGCGACAAGATGACGCGTTTGGGCAGGACATTGGTGATGAAGCCGCGACCGTTGCGCGTGTAGCCGATCTGGATAACCGCGTTCTCGAAAGCCAACTCCGACACGTTGGCCGACACGAGAAGGTTACTCTGCAGGCCGGAGGCAGTCGGATGCGACGCCGAACCGAGCGGCACGCCGTCCGCGCGAACGCCGTTCACCGCGTCAACGGCAACCTGCAGTGGCGCGTGCGCAATATATTCCTCCGTCTGGCGCCCGGACATTGCCAGTTCTTTCAGCATGCGCGAGGCAACGTCCTCGTAGAGATTGTCGTCTTTCGCTTCGCGCGAAATCGCGACACCGAGCCCGTAGCTGGCGTGGGTGACCTGCGTGCGGATGCCTTCGTTCGGAAAGTCGAACTGCACCGGTTCAAGTTCCGGCTGCTGAACGGCGAGGCCGAGGCCGGCGCGCTCCGTCATAAACTCTTCAAAAGCCTTTTCGGAGGGCTTTTGGTCGAAAAACTGCGGATAGATCGGCGCGAGACGTTCGTAGTCCATGCCGAAAAGCGCGTACAGGCCCGGCCAATATTGGCTTGGCTGCAAGCTGCGGTCGATAACCTGCATGCTATGTTCCTTTTTCGAGGGCCACACAATCGGGCCGAAACATGGTATGAGTACCACATTTAGGCCGAAAATGTCAAAATGGCCCTTGCGCTTGTATACGCCAAAAGGATAGGACTGCCGCATGCCGCAGAAATTCCAGACGCCAAGCTTAACATTGGACCTGAACGCGCCAGAGACTTTCGGCAACCTCGCCGAAAGTCTTGACGATAGCGAACGCCGTCTGCTGGCCGACGATATCGTTGAGTTGGTCAAGATCGATTTGGGGACCATGGATGACTGGCTTGGAAAGGCGAACGGTTATTTGGAAAAGATCAATTCCGACGTTAACACGTCGGCATCGGACAGCCGCGAACAAGACGGCAGCAATGATAGCGAACCGCCTAGCACGGCGTTAACGCTATCGGCGGTCATTCAGTACGCTGCCCGTGCTACCGGGTCCATCCTGTCCGAACCCGATCTTATCAAGGCCAGCGAGCCCGGCGGCGAGCAACTAGCCGCGTGGGTATCCACGCAACTTCGCACCGTAGACCCGAATTGGGTCACCGACACCGACCCGCTTTGCCTGCACATGGGAGTGACCGGGTTGGGCTGGCGCAAGCGCTGGTTTGACGAGTACGAGGGCCAGTACTGCAGTTCGTTCCTGACGGTCAACGAAGTTATCGTTAGCGCCAAGGTGCTGTCGCTAGCACGTGCACCGCGTATCACTCATGCTTTTGAGCGCTACCCTTACGAAATCGAGCGCTCCATCGCTATGAAACATTGGGTTGACTACAACCCGCGTTTTGAAGATATCGACCCGCAGAAGCCGCAAAAGTTCTATGAAACCGATCTTTGGCTTGACCTTGACGGTGATGGGTACGACGAACCATGGACGATAACGGTTGCGCTTGACCCAATGCCCACGGTTGTCAAGATCAAGCCGCGATGGACCAAGAAAACGATAACGGATAGCGCGGACCAGTTGGTGTTCCGTCCGTTCCGCCGCTTCTACGCCTACAAGCTGATACCGGACCCGGAAGGGTCATTCTTTCCCAAGGGCTTTGGCTGGCTGCTGGAACGCCCCGAAGCGGCTGCCGACAGCCTGCTCGCCTCCATCACCGACACGGCGCAGTCGTCGGCGCAAAATGGTGGCATTGCCAGCACGGGCGGTATCGGGCTGCCGAATAGCATCGAAATCAAAAACGACCGCTTGACGACAATCAACACTGACGGGCAGCCACTCGCTAACGTGCTGTCGCTATTTCCGCAAAAGCAAGTCACGCCGGGCATGTTTCAGTCGCTTGACCGCATGATGACCCTAGGGGACCGTCTGGCCGGCACGTTGAACTTGATGGAAAACTCGCCGGCATCCATGACGGCGACGCTGGCGCGCGGCATCATTGATACCGGGTCGCAGGTTCAGAGCGCAATTCACCGCCGTCTTATCGGTTCGATGACAGAGGAAGCCCGCGCTTTTGCGCTCATGGCCGACGCGGGCGGTCAGTTGCCCGACGGTGTAGAAGGCGTCTTGCCCATCGAGGTTACGGCTGACCCGAACATGGCGACTGAGTTACACCGCGCCGTGACGGCGCAAGCATACTTGGGCATGACGCAAAATCCCGTCGTGTTCAACGTCAAGGAAGCCGGGCTGCGCTACTGCCAAACCATGCGCTTCCCGATGCCAGAAAAGCTGATTGCGCAACTGCCTCCGCCGCAGCCGTCGCCGGTCGAGCGCGCGGACATGATGGTGAAGGCGGAAAAGGAAAAGACGGCGCGCATCAAGGCCAATGCCGCCGCCGGCCTCGCTTTCGCGCAAGCCATCAAGACGTTGATGGAAGCACAGCAAGGCGCGTTCAATCTCGCGGTTGCACGTCAACAAATGATGGCGCTAGAACAGACAATGGAGGCGTTGAATGGCGACGCGAACAGTCTTGGAGGCGACGGCGCGGGAGTGGCGGGACAACCCGACAACCCGGGCGCTCCACAACCTGATAGCGGCGCGGCTGGCACGGATAACGGCGGAAATCCTTTCGGGACAGCCGGTCAACCCAATCCGACAGGGGGAGGGGGTAGCGCTCCGCAAGATGCTGGCGCTATGGGAACTTAGCGCTGGCGAATTTGCTGACGTACTTCAACAGGAGCAGAAACAATGAGTAACGGAAGCGTTTATGGTTTTGAAATCCCGCATGACGCGGGGGAGCCCTGCCGCGATATCATCGCTATTCAAATTCCGTACCCGCCGAGCAAGGTGCGCTCAATCTGGATACCGGATATTTCGCGCGACTTGGGGCAGCACGGCGTTCAAGCCGGCATCATTCGTCAGATGGGACCGCTTGCCTTCCAATACAAAGACGGTGACGGCGTTTCGCGGCAAACGGCGCATGTCGGCGATTGGGTTCTCATCAAATGGGGCGCTGGCACCATGTTCCAAGCCGGGCGCGGCATCTTGAACGCGGTCGGCGGCTGGCGCTATATTTCCAGTTTCAACGATGTTATCAAGATCATTCCCGCAAAGCACATGCCGGACCCGGCAACGCTGGAATGGACCGACGAGGGGGTTAGCGATTTTGAAACCACTACGGACAAGCCGCCTCCTGTTGACGCTAGTGTTTTGCCTGCTGGCGTGCGCGAACGCGTCGTCTACGGCGCAGGCAAGTGACCGACGCCCGCATGCGTGGTGCGGTTGGCAAATGCGGCAGTGGAAGCACGTTGCCGACAAGCGCTACAACCGCGCCGCCATGTGGGCGCACTACGGCAGCCGCGCAAACGGCCCGTGCGTCGGCTGCATCGTGGTTTGGGCGCATCATGTTGGCGAAATCGTCGGCAGGACGGTTCACGGCTGGATTGTTCGCAGCGGCAACGACGGCCACGCTATCAGAACTCGCCCGCGTTCTGTGACGGGCGCTATCGCGTTTAGGAGAGACTGAAATGGACATGGCAGAAATGCTTCGCAGTCAGATGCAAAGCACCCTTACGACGCAGCTGGACGCTGCCGTGCAGGCCGGCGATATCGCCGCCGCGCGCAAGGCGTCCGACGACCTGCAAAAATTGGCTGGTACCGTGCAAAAACCGGCGGCTCCTGCTTTCAGTAACGCGGATATTCGTGCACAATTGAAAGCGAAAGCGACGTGGTTCGGTATTGACCCGCGCAAAAGCGCGAAGGCTATCGAATACGGCAAGACGATGGAGCCCGACGCCTTCAAGTCGGCCGGCGAGTTTGCCGACGCGCTTATCAAGGCGGTCGAGGAAGATTTCAAGGTCGCACCGGCCGCCGGGGATGGCACTGGCGAGGGCGCCGGGGATGGCACTGGCGAGGGCGCCGGGGATGGCGCTGGCGAGGGCACTGGCGAGGGCGAAGGGGAGCAGAAACCCGCTGCTGCACGCCGCAGAACCGATGCACCAAGCGGAGAAGGCGGCGGTCGCGGTGCGCCGCGCCGTGCGTCGGGACCGTGGACCAAACTCGCCGACGCGCCGAAGGAAGTTGCCGACCAAATCAAGGCGCAAGCCGACAAGTTCACGCGCAACGCCAGCAAGGAACAGCGCGATAAATTCATCACCAACGCGTTAGACGTGGCCTATCGCGCCAGCCAGAAAGGGAAGTAAATGGACCCGCTTTTTGCGCCGGCTGACGCCGGCATCGCGCCCAACCTGAAACCGACGCCCCCGGCCGCGATGCCAGAACCGCCCGGCGCGAGCGACGCGATGGCGTCGCTGTCGCCGTTCAAGGAAGCGCAGGACATTGACGCCATCATTGCGTCGTTGACGCTTGACCGTCCGCTACCTCTCTACATTCCCGACCGCGAGAAATATCCAGAGTACCAGTTCCATATCATCAACGACACGCCGCAAGAAATGGCCCACGCCATGCGCCACGGTTGGAAAGTCGTTGACAGCCCGGAACTTGTCGCCTTGTTTGAGGGCAAGGTGTCGGGCACCGACAAAACCGGCAAAATCACCAAGCCGGTTTTGGTCGCGCGGCCGAAAGTGATCGGCCAGCATGTCGCGCGGCAAACGCGAATGAAGCTGGCCGAGATGTACGCCGGCATGGACCCGCGCAAGCGCAGCTTCAACTCCAAGTATGCCGACACGCAGACGGTCATTAACAACGGCGTGACCGCCGGCAATTTCAGCGGTGCCGCATGGAGGATACGCGTTGACTGAGCCTGTCAAGACGTGGGATGAAAAGCACGCGGCAGACTTCGCGCTCATTCACGAAGCACTGCACGCTATCGCAAACCTTGATTTGACGGGTACCGCGCATGCCGATTGGCTGGGAACGGTCCGCAGCGTGCGCGGTAAGGTGCAGGACTTCGCGCTGTTGATCCCGAACAGCGACAAGATAGTTCAACTGTTAGACGTGGCCGAAAAGTCACTGTTGGCAGTTGGCGCAATCGCTAATCTTGCAAAGGACGCATGAACATGGCAAAGAAAACAGCTTCAAAGTCCAAGCCGGCCAAGAAAGCCAAGAGCCTTACAGCCGACGAACACCGCGACCGTGCGGCGCACTATGACCTGCAAGCCGATTTGGCCCGCGCCAATCGTGACAAGCACATGGCGCTAGCGCGAGCGAAAACACCGCGTGACCCCAAAAAGCCGATGGGGTATCCTTATTGATCGGCTCAACCGACAAAGGAACACCATGAGAAATCTTTTCCTTGCCGCCTTCCTTACGATGGCGGCATTTTCTTTTGCCAAAGCACAGACACCCACGCCGGCCCCGGCTTCCGTCAACCTCCCGACAAAGGCGCCGAGCTTCGCGGTCTATCCGCTTAGCTCCGGCTGGTTTTACGGTGTCAGCGCGTCAGGCATGGGCGGCGCTGCTGCGGCCAGTGGGGCGGTTGGCGGACCCGTTATCGGTGGCCGTTTCGGTGCCGACTTCGGCTATACCGGGCTCGTGGCGAATACGTTCTACTTCGTGGAAGGTTCCGTTTCGGGCCAAGCCATCAGCGGTGCTAGTCAGGCACTCGGCATCATTGCGTCGGTCAACTTGGAGGAACGCTTTGCCGTTGGCGTGCCGCAAAACATCTGGAACGAGATACTGGCCCTAATCCCCGGGCTTAGTTCGGTAGCGTTCCCGACCGTCCCGGTTCTCAACGGCGTCGCGGCCGGTCCAAGCAACCTCTACACGTTCCTGTCACTCTATCAGGACGACGTGTCGGCCACGCTAGGGAGCGCGGTCGGGCACGATTGGCTGCTCTCCTACGGCGCTGGCGTCGGCATTCTCAACCGCTTGACCAACGGAATGATGCTGGACACGTCGATTGAGTGGAAGCATTCAGCTTCCGGGATGCTGGTGGGGGCTTCGCTAGTCTACCCATGGACCGACGCCTATCTCGCGACCGTTCGCCTCAAATTCTGATGAAGCTGGAAACGGTCAAAATCATCTTCGTTGCGCTGGTCGCCGGGCTTCTATTGCTTGGCGGCCAGAACGTTTTTGTGATTTTGCTTGCGCTGCTGCTAGGCGTCGCTATCACGCGTTAGGTCCGTCATTGCGAAATGCATCGCGCCCGGAACTTCCAAGATCGGCATGTTGTATTTGCGCGAGCGCGTCCGAAAATATGCGCCGTCCGCTGAATTACTAATAGCGATAACGATAACCCGCAAGTTCGTATCGCTGTCGGTTTCAAGTTCGTCGGCAACCATTTGCAGGAACTCTTTTGCCGACTGCGGCTTGCGTGGAAGGTTGATAACGTTGTCTGTCATGGCTTTTGCTCCAAAGCATAATCATTGACGGCAAAGCTGTTGATAACGCAATCGAGCCTGTCCGGCGAGTGGCCTAGCTCCGACCGGATTTTTTCCTTTGGCGTCATAAAAAGCCGCCCTAATTCGTCACGACGGCAGCCGCCCGAGCCCCATTTGTAAGCCGCGCATTCCTCTTGCAACGTCTTATCGTTCGGAATGCTCACGCTGCCATTGAGGTATAACTGAAATTTGAAATGCAGTTCGGCGCGACGATTGCCAAATTGCACCGTGTTGTGGGCTCCGCTGCCAAAGTTGACAGACACTACGCGGTCAGCCTGATTGCGCATGCGCAAGCGACAAGCATCAACCAAACCTTTGCCAAGGCCCGTGCTGTCAATCGTTATCACGTCCATGCCGAAAGCGCGGTACTTCGCAACCAACCAATCCGCCTGTATATTTTGGTCGCCACTCTTGATTGAACCCCAAACACGCTTGCCGATAGCGGCACCCTCGCGGTCGCACACAAATGCATCGTCGCTGCCGTCGCCGGCCGGGTCAACCGACAATATCTTAAGCGCTCCGACCGTGGGGGCGGCCTTCGATAACATGGCCTCCTGCACGCGCGACGCCGCGAAAAAGTCCAATGTGCTATCGGTACAGAAACATTCGGTGAAAATCGCCGGATATTCCTGCCGGGTCAACCGATGGATCACGTCCGGCTGGCCGCCGTTCATCGTCGCAATGGTGTAGTTCTTATTCCAGAACCAATAAACTTGTGGCAGCGAAAGTCCGTGCAGTCGCGCATAGTCGGCGAACTCTTTCGGCGGCTGCCAATCCTTCGGCGGTTGCTGCGCATACTCCGGCATCAACACCCACGGCAGGAAGTGAAGCCGCCACGGTCCGCGATTGCGTTCGCGGTGCGCTTGCTCGCACATGTTAAAGAACATACCGTTAGCACCGTTGCCCGTGCTTTCCATGGCAATTTCAGTGCCCGCTTGATCGGGGACCGTCGCCATCAAGCCGGAAGATAAATCTTCCGTGTTATCGTAAAAGGCAGCTTCCGACATGTGCAAAAGCTGAAAACCGTCCGAACGGCCGATATCGCCACCGTCCGCGCTCGAAACCTTGTAAACCGATTGCAGCCTGTCGAAAATTAACTCGCGAGCGTTGGAGCCGCCGACCGAAGGCCGCGCCGCGTCGGGCAGCCCTTCGCAGAACAGTTTCACTTCGCGATGCAAGTTGGTCGCGCTATCGCTACGATGCGCCACAACTTGCGCACGGATGCCGCGCCGCGTCGCTGTCTTGTGAAAGAAACGGCTGTTGATGTAGGTGCTAACGCCCATGCGCCGCGCCTTGGGAATGAGCGCGCGCACGCGGCCGAACTCCGCTAGCTCCGCGTCAATGCGGCGGTCTAGAACGACTTGCGTTGCGTTCAGGATCAGCGGAACGCGAGCGCCGCCACCGATGGGCGCCACTTTCAAGAATTTTTCGCGGTACCATTTAAAATCGCGCAAACGCTCAACAACGCTTGGCTTTGGCGCGTTCCACGGCAGCGGGTTTTCCCACGGCAGGGACATTGATGCTATCTCCCGGAAATCTCCCGGAAACCGGCAGCCGTTACGCCCCGCCTAGGAGCGAAGCGGAGCGCGCACGCGGCGACCGCTACCGGCTGCCGGCCCTTCCGGCTACTTGGACGCGGGCGGCGCGTCCATGCCGAAAATC